AAAATTATTTCGCAGAGAATCAGAATTAGAAAAAGAAATGCAACTTGTTAAGCCGGGCAAAATGTGGAGATATGATCACGATTCACTGGGTAACAAAATAAAAGAAAACTTTGCTGACGGTAAAGTAAAGGGCAAAAGCAGACCAGGGCGTGTAAAACGTGCAGGTGCTAGTTGCAATGGTAGTGTAACATCGTTGCGTAAGAAGGCTAAAAACGCATCTGGAGAGAAGGCTAAAATGTATCATTGGTGTGCCAACATGAAAAGCGGTAGGAATAAATAACAATATGCGTATTACAGAATTAGATATATTTGCTCCAGAAACAGTCTTCGTAAGAATGGCTGATAAATCATATTATAAAGTTGATTTTAGAAGACATCAATTTACAGCAGGGTTAAGCGATAGTGGAGCATTCTTTAAAGCAGAACCACTAGATCCTCAAGTTGCAAAAAAACTTGGGTTGGATGGTTATTTGGATGACAAATATCAAGGTCGTAAACAAGAATTACCCGGTGCCCGAAGATATCATCCATGGGCAGTAAACGATCCAAAAACCATTGCTCCTGGTCAATCTATACAACAAGGCGGACCGTTTGGTGATCGAAGAGTAACAGTTGTGGACTTTACTAATCCTCAGACTATGAGAGACTTGCCTAGCAATGTAAAATCAAAATTGACCAAGGCTGTACAACAAGCAGAAAAAACTTCCGAAGCAAAAGAACAAAAGCCAATTAAGGCACGTGATCCTAACTGGCGTGATATGGAAGCATTGCGTAAAAGCGGTGCGGCAGGTTCACATGGTGATAAGACCAAGACCATTCCACGCAAAGAAAAATACAAAAAGATTTCAATGGAAGATCAGTTTCAACAATACATGGAAGCAGACCCGGACACACTGGGTAAAATGAATGATAAAATGCGTGATGTTTTATCTAAAGTTGACACCGATGACAAAGCAAAGGTACAAGCGGCTAAAGACAAAGCAGAAGCAGAACGCCAAGCAAAGATGAAAGAACTTGGGCCCGACGCAATGGACAAATATATTGATATGCTTAAAAAACATGATTGGACTTATAACTATTCAGATGATCATAGATACTATGTTAAAGGATCTGAAGAAGAGAAAGCAATTAGAGCATTAGGTGATATTGTTGATCCGGATCGTAAACTTTATAAGCAATACAGTCCATTCTATGAAGCAATAGCAAACGAGAGATCACTTACCAAAGGCGAAGAAAAAGACAAAGAAAAATACGTAAAGGGCATGAAGAAGAACAAAAAAGATTTTAAAAAACGCTACGGTGATGATGCTGAAGCAGTTATGTATGCTACAGCAACCAAGATGGCAAAAGAATCAAGCGATATTTTTAAAGCACTACAACAAGTAGACGAAACAGCAACAGCAGGTGCTACTAGTGCGGGAAATATTGCAACAGTTGCAAGTCCACACATTGCTATTGGCGATAAAAAGACACGTAAAAAATACGGCTTGACAGGAGGATTACCAAATCCACCCAAAGCCAAAGCACAAAAACCAACCGACAACGCATTAAATATGAAAGGCACTAGTATATTTGGCGGGCCTTTAAAAAGGAGTTAATATGATAAACGAAGACAAATATGACGAGCCGGCATCAAATTACGAAGCAGAAATGCTAGACAATCAAATAGCATTTATCAAGTATGCGGCTGACGAAATTAGAGATCACGTACACAAGGGTGGCGTGTTTCCTGAATGGTTTCAAAACAAACTAAGCGGTGTACACGAAAAAATCAAAACACTTCATGCATACATGGAGGGTGAGCGTCAGCAAGCCAAAGAACGTGAACGCATGATGAGCATGAAGGATATGAAAGATGATTATTTCGAATCGCTAGAACGTAAACTTAACGAGTCAAAAGGTTTATGTAAAGAGTGCGGTAAACCAAGTTATACTACACTACCAGAAGAAAAGCAAAAAGGTGTTGATGGCAAAGTATGCTGGAAAGGCTACAAGCGTATGGGCACTAAGAAAAAAGGCGGCAAGACTGTAGATAATTGCGTTAAGATGTAGGAATAAACAATGGCGGACTTACAAAAAATACTTAACAAATTTTCAGAACTAGGAATTAAAAACAAAGGACTTGTACCCGATGATCCAATGCAACAAGGTCAAGCATTAAAAGAACAATACGGAAACAATAACCAATCAACTGATCCAAATGCTCATGCACGTATGGTAGCAGAAAGCGTACAAGGAAAACATATTCCAGGAGTAAGTGATACTAGTGCAAGTGATATGGCCGCACTAGCCGGTGTAGGTAAACCACAACAAAGACCACAACCTGCAAATCCTAATCCAAACATGACTATTGCTCCTACTCAGACTACAGATAAGTGGAGTGAAGTTGATGCTAGACTAAGCAATATTGAAAGCAAACTAAGTTCAATTGTAGAAAGTATTCAACGTTTATCAGAAATCAGTGACGAAGATTATCGTGAAAAACGTAAAGCACTACATGATTTAGAAATGAATCCACAACTACAAGACAAAGAGTCTAAAGAAGCAATTAAAAAACGTAAACTAAGTTTAGAAAAAGAACGTAAAGAAACCACAAAAGAATCTTTAGAAAAAGGATTTGCTAGTTTCTTAAAAGAACTGGAGGGAAAATAATGTCAGATTGTAAATGCGAAAACTGCGGATGTGATCATCACTGCGGAAAAGAATGCGAAAAATGTGCTAACGATGTTTGCGTAAAATGTAATTGCCCACATTGTAGCGATGAAAATTAATGAAGTTGTAGATTATTTTTACGGACTAGATCCTGCCCATATGTCATATAGGCATAAGGTTGGTGATGTATATGGTAAAAAGAATTTAAAAATTCCAAGAGCAAAACTTCACAAATCCAAAAAAGTAAAATCAAAGCCTAGTAAAGCATAATTACTGTTATGAAAGTTACTAGCATTCCCGGCATGGGAAAATATGGTGTTTATATTGATGGCTTAAAAGCCAAAGATATAGACGATGACCTATGGTTAGAAATCGGATCAATACATCTACAAAGCCTTGTAACAATTATCCGCAACATTGACTTTAGCGTAGAAGAATATAGACGTAGAATTCTTCAGTGGGGCAAACACGTTGATCTATTTGAAATCCATTTACAACAACAATATAACACATTAGATGTGACTAAACTGTTACGTGACAAAGAAATAAACGGTAAACACGTAAACGAAGATGATCGAAAATGGGTTGAAACCGTTTTAAATTATTGTGAAACAGACGAAGTGGTTAGAGTAAGCGGAATGAAAGACGCCCAAGGTAATCCAATCGGAATGTTTGCTGAAGGAGAACTTCTTTGGCACAGCAACGAAAGTGCTTGTTTAAATCATACTCCGGGAGTAAGTTTATTGGGTAGTACCGGAATGACCAAAAGTTGTACAGGGTTTGTTACAACCGCTGAATGGTATGAAAATCAAACTGAAAGTTTTAGAAGCGAACTAGATCAAATAATAATACAACACAGGTTTACACCAGGAAAGATTAATCCTGGGTTACGTGCTGAACAGGATTATGTTATGCAAAAAAATATGTGTCCTGAAGATAGTTATATTCCTTTGGTAATAAAATCTCCTTTTGGACATACAGGATTACACTATTCGGTTAATACAGTATACGGTGTTAAAGATATGTCACAAGCAGAGTCGCAAAAACTTTTTGATTACATCAATAGTACACTGTTTACTGACGATTACATTTACGATCATTGGTACACAAATGATAACGATTTGTGCTTGTTTGATAATAGCATTACACTGCATAGACGTTTAGGTAGCACTGACAATCGACTTGCTTATAGAATACAGTATGACTACGGAAATCTTATAGAAAATTATAATCCATACATCTTAGAACCTTTTGCTAGTGAATACAGCAAAAATCAAGACAGTATCAATGAAGTAATATCTAAAAGAAATCAATAAATACGTACATTAACAAAAGAGGAGTCACATGGCCTTTTTAGTACACAACCTACCGCCTATTGAAGTATATGTGAAAAAAGAATACTTATACGATCATCAAAAAGGCCACGGCGAACTAACTCCTGGACTATGGATTAGCATTAGAAGTATTGAAAGCAAAGCATTATACATAGAAACACTGTTAACAGACTATGGTGCTTTGTATGACAAACTACCTATAAGTGCATTTGTTTGGAAAACTGATTACGACAAAGATAATCAACTTCCATTAGATCATTTACAAATATGGGATTGTTTTGATTACGATATTACAATAATTAAAAAACCCATGTTATGCGATTGTGAATTTTTTGGCAAGGACAAGAAAATGCACAAAGGAGAATATTTGTTTACACTCGATACCTGTCATAGAGATAACAACACATTAAACGTAAACTTTTCAGAACACGATCCAGAACATAAATCATTTAATTTCATTAAATTAGACAACGGACAATTTGCGGCACAACCAAACAATAGAATTATTTGGACTGATCAGAGTTTAATACCTGATAAAAGATTAATGCCGGACTTTAAAGTTTGTACACAAAATTACACAGTAGAGAACACACCTAAATGGAGCGTTGGACACACAGACGAATGGGCATATAAAGCAAAGGACGAGGAAGTTGAGTCTGGAGAAAACTAAAGAGGCTTATAGATTATTTTGGTTAGTCAAAGGACATTTAAATACATCACATCAGTGCATACTAGATTGTTATGATTCATATTTTAAAAGAGTATGGTATAACGAAGAATCGTATGTTCATGAACACGGATTTGAAGAAGCATGGCAAAAGATAAAATTAAAATTAACAGAACTATAGAATATAATGGTCCAAATAAAAGAGACTATTTCTTAGCAGATTTACTAAAAAAATTTAACCCCACAATAGGTTGTGAAGTTGGTGTACGCAACGGTCGTACTACATTTCATTTATTAGATGCATTTCCAAACTTAAAAATGTATGCAATAGATTATGATATTAAATTGTTTTACAAAGACAGTGTAATATTAAAATACGGTCCTAGACTAAAAGCAATACAAGGACACAGTCACCAAGTACATGATCAGATTGAAGATAACAGTTTGGATTTTGTGTTTATCGATGCCAGTCACGACTACAATAGTGTTAAAGGCGATATAGAATACTATACACCAAAACTAAAATCAAACGGTTGGCTTTGTGGACACGATATGGATTTTCCGGGTGTTAATCAAGCAGTTAACGAACTGTTACCAAACAATCATCATATTGGTCCAAATAATGTTTGGTTTACGTGTTTAGATAAAACGGTGCCAATTCCGTTTAAAGTTCTTGACAACTAGCATAAATCTATATACAATATAAAAATTATTAACAAAGGAGACTCGAATGAGTGATAGAACTTTTGGCGCCGAAGAAAAAGCCAAACTTGTCCAAATTGTAAACGAAGGTGTAACAGTACTTACAGAAGTACAAGATCTACAAGAAGGACTACGTGATACTGTAAAAGCAGTAGCAGAAGAATTAGATATCAAGCCGGCACTAATTAACAAAGCAATTAAGATTGCACAAAAAGGTGAATGGCACAAAGCAGTTGATGAGTTTGAAGATTTGGAAACCATCATTGTTACTACAGGCAAGGACAAAGTCTAATTTTGCAAAAAGTAAAAGACTTTTGGATAAACTCTTACAGGAGTGATAAAATAGCATTTTCATTTGAACTTGTTAGTTTTATCTTTACAGTTACCGCAAGCATGACACTGGCATTTAATGCACGAGATCCTAATATGATGATTGTATATCCAGGATTCTTTATTGGAAGCATTACACAAGTCTATGCTAGTTGGCGTAGAGGTGCCGCTTGGATTATGTTGTTAACTTCATATTTTGCTTGTGTAAACGTATTTGGATTTGGTGTAGCCGCAGGATGGTGGTAAATGCTTTCATATATCACTAAACCCTGGCATAATTGGTTAGCCATAATTATATTAGGAATTCTAGAATTAACCTTCATAGGATTCTTTATTTGGACTTTGGTAAAATAAATTAATTAAAGGCTTGATTTTTTTAGGCACAGAACGTATAATAGTAAATAATGTTGAAGAAGGTCGGTCGGCCATAAACGACATAATTGGTATTTGCCAGCCGCAAGTGGCATGTATAGGAGAAAATATTGAGTTACGTAGATGCACTCTGGGATCGTGATAAAGACATTATCAAGGTTGTAGAGCGAAACAAAAAAGGCGAAAGAGAGTTTCGCGAATTCCCCGCAAGGTATGTATTCTATTATGGCGATGCTAAAGGTAAGCAAAAAAGTACTTTTGGCGATAGCGTGAGTCGTGTTGTTTGTAAGAGTTGGAAAGACTTTCTTAAAGAACAAAAGATTAACAAACATCGCGGATTATATGAAGCAGATATTAATCCTGTATACAGACTACTTGAAGAAAACTATTTAGGACAAGACGCACCAAATCTAAATGTTGCGTTTTTCGATATTGAGGTTGACTTTGACCCAGAACGTGGTTACAGTTCACCTGAAGATCCATTTACAGCCATTACCGCAATTACTGTACACTTACAATGGCTTGACAGTCTTATAACACTAGCACTTCCGCCTAAAACACTTACAATGGAACAGGCCAAGGAAGAAGTAAAAGAATTTCCTAACACATACCTGTTTGAAACTGAAGCAGAAATGCTTGATACGTTTTTGGATTTGATCAAAGACGCAGATATCATTAGTGGTTGGAACAGTGAAGGTTATGATATTCCTTATACCGTAAACCGTATTACTCGTGTTCTTTCAAAAGAAGATACAAGACGTTTTTGTTTGTGGGATCAATATCCTAAAAAACGTACATTTGAAAAGTACGGAAGAGAACAAGAAACCTATGACCTAATAGGCAGACAGCATTTAGATAGTTTAGAATTGTATCGTAAATACACATATGAAGAACGACACACATATCGACTTGACGCTATTGGCGAAATGGAAGTTGGCGAAAAGAAAACTGTGTACGAAGGTACGCTCGATCAACTTTATAACAATGACTTCAGAACGTTCATCGAATACAACAGGCAAGACGTTGCACTGTTGGACAAGTTGGACAAAAAACTAAAGTTTATTGACTTAGCCAACGAACTTGCACACGCAAATACAGTTTTGCTACCCACCACTATGGGTGCTGTGGCTGTTACAGAACAAGCAATTATTAACGAAGCACACAGACGTGGATTTGTTGTTCCTAACAGGGTACACAGAGAACCAGGTTCAGCACAAGCGGCAGGTGCTTATGTAGCATATCCCAAAAAAGGACTACATGATTGGATTGGTTCGATGGACTTGAATTCACTGTATCCCTCAGTAATTCGTGCATTGAATATGGATCCTGCAACAGTTGTGGGTCAACTGAGACAAAATCATACAGAAAACTACCTTAGCGAACAAATGAACTTTAAGAAAAAATCATTTGCGGCGGCATGGGAAGGTAAGTTTGGTAGCCTTGAATATGATTATGTTATGGAGCAACGCAAAGATATTGAAATACATATTGACTGGGAAAACGGAGAAAGTGATGCACTGAGTGCCGCGGAAGTTTATAGGTTGGTTTTTGAAAGCAATCAACCGTGGATGCTAAGTGCTAACGGAACAATTTTTACAACAGAATATGAAGGTATTATTCCAGGACTATTAAAGAGGTGGTATGCAGAACGTAAAGAAATGCAAGCAAAGAAAGTTGCATCACAAGATGCAGGCAACAAGATTGAAACTGCTTTTTGGGACAAGCGTCAGTTGGTTAAGAAAATTAACCTTAACAGTTTGTATGGTGCTATTCTTAATCCTGGCTGTAGATTTTTCGATCATCGCATTGGTCAAAGTACAACACTTACCGGAAGAAGCATTGCAAAACATATGGCTTCTAAGGTCAATGAAATTATAACAGGCGAATACGATCATGTAGGTAAGAGCATTATATATGGCGACACTGACTCCGTATACTTTAGTGCTTACACGAGTCTACGTGCAGAAATACAAAAAGGAGATATTCCTTGGAATAAAGAAAGTGTTATTCAACTATATGATCAAATCTGTGAAGAAGCAAATACAACGTTTCCAACATTTATGGGACAAGCATTTCATTGTCCTAAATCAAGAGGCGAAGTTATTGCCGCTGGTCGAGAAGTTATCGGCGAAAAAGGTTTGTTTATTACAAAGAAACGTTATGCTGTATTGATTTATGACCTAGAAGGTTTTAGAACAGATGCAGATGGTAAGCCTGGTAAGGTTAAAGCAATGGGCCTCGATCTTAAGCGTTCTGACACTCCTGTGTTTATGCAGGACTTCTTAAGCGAAGTGTTATTGGCTGTACTAACAGGTGCCCAAGAAGAACAAGTTCTTGATATGATTACAGACTTTAGAACAAAATTCAAAGCACGACCGGGTTGGGAAAAAGGCTCACCAAAACGTGCAAATAATATCACAGACTATCTTGCCAAACTTAAAAAGCAAGGCAAAGTGAACATGCCAGGACACGTTCGTGCTTCAATTAATTGGAACACGCTCAAAGAAATGAATGGCGACAAGTTTAGTATGCAAATCGTAGATGGTATGAAAGTTATCGTATGCAAACTAAAAAACAATCCAATGGGATATACTTCGGTTGCGTATCCTACGGATGAACTACGTATTCCAAAATGGTTCCAAGAACTACCATTTGCTGACGACGAAATGGAATCAACCATTATCGATAACAAGTTAGATAATCTAATTGGTGTTTTGGAGTGGGATATAAAATCAACCGAACAGAAGAATACATTCAATAATTTATTTGACTTTGAATGATTTTCTAAATATAATAGTATATAAGGAACGGAGAAAACTATGAAAGACATTTTACAAGACATTGTTGCACATACACACGCACTTGGCTTTCTTAACATTGTTAAGGTAAATGGTGATGATGCACAAACAGGTATCGACAGCATGGCAGAGGATCGCTCTGTTATCATGCAAGCAAATACCAAAAACGCCCAGGTAGAAATGAAGGGCACATTTGGCATGCCTAACCTAAATAAACTAGACATCCATTTGAAGTGTCCAGAATACAAGGATGGTGCAACTATTGATGTTGTGCATCAGGACAGAAATGGTGTAGAAATTCCAACAGGAATTCACTTTGAAAATGCAACAGGCGATTTTAAAAACGACTATCGTTTTATGAACGCAGAGATTATTAACGAAAAACTTAAAACTGTTAAGTTTAAAGGTGCACAGTGGGACGTTGAAGTATCGCCGACACTATCGAGCGTACAACGTTTTAAGATGCAGGCAACTGCAAATGCAGAAGAAACTGTGTTTACTGTTATTACAGATGGTACAGATATTAAGTTTAAGTTTGGTGATGCAAGCACACACGCAGGTGAGTTTGTATTTGCAACAGGAGTTACAGGTAGCCTTAAAAATGAATGGGCATGGCCAGTGCAACAAACACTTGCTATTCTAAGTTTAGATGGCGACAAGGTAATGAAGTTTTCAGATCAAGGTGCTATGCAGATTAGTGTAGACAGTGGTTTGGCTACTTATGAATATATCTTGCCAGCACAAAGCAAGTAAGGAGAATGACATTGAACACTGATCTAACAAAAGAACAAAAAGACTACGCTATATTTTTGCCAGCGATCAGTGGTTTCTATGCGACTTTCATCGGCAAACAACGTAGAGAAGAGTATGTAGACAAAAGTCGTATTCCTTTTCCTAACAACGAGATGGAAGGTCTTAATTGGTTTAACAAGAAAGACGGACTATTCAATTATCATTGGAGTTTGTATTCGGCAGGACATGCTGAACTAGATATCAATAAAGACGCACCTAAAGAACTTATGATTCGTGAACGTGATCGCGAAAACAGTTGGCTACTAGGTGACTCGGGTGGATTCCAAATTGGTAAAGGCGTATGGGAAGGTGATTGGAAAGATCCTAATTGTCCTAAGGCTAAAAAGAAACGTGAGCAAGTTCTTGCGTGGATGGACGCTTATATGGACTATGGAATGATTCTTGATATTCCGGCTTGGGTGGCACGTTCGCCTGCAGGTGTAAAAGCAACAGGTATTAGCACATATCAAGAAGCAGTAAATGCCACACGCATTAACAACGACTACTTTATGAAGAATAGAAATGGTAGTTGTAAATTCTTAAACGTATTGCAAGGTGAAAATCATGCTGATGCAGAAGATTGGTATCAGCAGATGAAGGACTATTGTGATCCTAAAAAATATCCAGACACACACTTTAATGGGTGGTCGATGGGTGGTCAGAATATGTGTGATGTGCATCTTGTTCTTAAAAGAATGGTAGCATTACGCTTTGATGGCTTGTTAGAAAAAGGTAAGCATGACTTTATGCACTTCTTGGGTACAAGTAAACTAGAGTGGGCAACTCTGCTTACAGATATTCAAAGAGCAGTTCGCAAGTATCACAATGAAAACTTTACGATTACATTTGACTGTGCTAGTCCGTTCCTAGCAACAGCAAATGGTCAAATCTATTGCGAACTTGAAACACAAGACAGAAGTAAATGGGTATACAGAATGGTACCTAGCATTGACGACAAAGCATTGGCAACTGACACAACATCATTTGGACAAGCATTTGTACGTGAAGGAAAACATGGAAGTTTCTTGGACAGTCCGATTACACAAAACCTTCAAGCAAAAGATATTTGTATCTATGCTCCGGGCGACCTAAATAAAATAGGCAAAGAAGGAAAGACCTCGTGGGATAGTTTTTCATATGCTATACAAATGGGGCATAACGTATGGAGTCACATTAATGCAGTGCAAGAAGCAAACAGGCAATACGACAACAAAGTTGTTCCAGGAATGCTTGTTGAGGAGTCCTTTGACAGGGTATTTTTTAGAGATGTTGTGGAAGCAATATTTGCAACAGACAACAGAGATGAAGCCGAAGCGGTCATAGAAGAATTTTCAAGATTCTGGATGTCAATTATTGGCACTAGAGGTGCTACTGGCAAGAAAACAGTAAATGCTAGTACGCAATATGCAAACCTATTTGAGGAGGTATAGTATGACTAACTTAGAAAAGATAGACAAACTAAAGAACAGACTACAAAGTCTTAAAGAGCAACACGCACTTGAACATCAAAAATGCGAAGCCGCAGAGGCAGAAAATGTACAAGACAAATACTTAACTGAAATGAAAAAGAAGAAACTTGCTCTTAAAGACGAAATGTGGAAAGTTGAACTTGAAATTGTTTCATTGGAGGCACAAGATGAAGCGTGATTACGCAGATGGTGTAAAGGATGATGTTATATACTTCACAGGTTATGAAGTAGAAAAAACTCCAGCATATGATATGGACACACTGTTTGTGGTAGGCTGTCGGCCATTAGAGGAAGTTCTTGAAAAAGCAAAAGAGAAACATGTAGATCATATCTATCTTGGTGCGAACCATAGTTTTGTACCCAAAGAAGATTGGGAAGATCTAGTATTAGGATTGCTTGATGCTAAATCCGAATTAGGAACACAATATTTGGTTACACTAGATTATGATGTAAAATATCATGAATGGATCCTTGAAACAGGAATGACTGAAAGACATAATTTTATTCCTATGATAAGTGTAAAACTTCCGTATGTTAACCAACTCGGTTATAATGCTTGTATCAAGATAGATGACGCCGACTTTAAACATTCTAATCCCGGAGTTTGGATACATCAAGTACACGACTTGTTAGATAGGAATAAATTTACAGATTGGTCAAAGTACGAAAATGACAGTCCATCAGAAGTATCATAGATATCTAAATCTACCGTTTGAAGTAGATAAGCCTTTGATTTTTAAAAAGGATCCTGACAAAATCCAACATATTGAATTAAAGGAAAAATTTGTTCCTGTAAAAGTAAGAGAATGGTTAAAAAGTTTAGGACTAAAATCTATGCATACAGAAGCATTTTTTACAGCACCAAATGATAAAATTTTTATACACTGTGATAGTCCTAAATTTGATGACCATGTAAAAATTAACTTTACTTGGGGGGATGAAAATAGTTATACCCGCTGGTGGAGTGTTAAAGACGAAAAGTTTTTAAAAAACGGTGGAACAGAATACGGAGCAGATATTTTAGTTGCTGATGAACATCATTGCAACATGACTTATCAACAAGTAATTAACAAACCTAGTTTGCTAAATGTAGGTAGATTACACAGTACCTATAACCCAACAGATGAAGGTAGATGGACATTGTGTATTGTTCCTTCGTTTATTGATAAAGAAGAATTTATTCATTGGGATATTGCAATAGAATTATTAAAAGAAGTAATAGTATGAAATTAATACATCCTTTTTCGCAACCTAAAGACGAACATACACATATCAAGGAAATGTCCGGGCATTTTTTAATAGGTGAACACGGACAATGGTATGATATGAGTGGAGGTACTGGTTGCAACATATTTGGTTTTACACAAACAGATATTCAGGCAAAAGTTGCAGAAACTAGTTTTAAATTTGCTAACGATGACTGGACAACAAAAAGCAGTGTTTGGTACGAACTTGAAGATACTCTTAAAAAAGTATTACCCGAAACTTATTCAGGTTTTGTTCCTGCACTTACAGGCAGTGATAGTGTCGATAACGCACTAAAACTTTCTTGGAGATATTGGACTAAAAAACTAAAACCCAAACATACGATACTTGTAAGAAAAGGCAGTTTTCATTCAGGAAGTATTACTGGTTGGCAAATGACCGACGACCAAGAATGGATTAAAGATTGGCCGGCTGTAAACTTTGTTGATTTCTTTGACGAAGACTTTGATGCTGTATACCAAAGACACAAAAACGATCTTGCTGGTATCTTAATTGATACTGTTAATTGGTACAAAGGTATCAGTGAAATTAGTGATGGTGTTTTAGAAAAAATTCAAAAAGCACGAGAAGAAACGGGTTGCTTGCTTATTGTCGACGAAGTATTAACTGGTATGTGGAGAATAGGACATTTTTCTCATAGCATAAGCAAAGGTATAGATCCTGATATTATCTGCTTTGGTAAAGCACTTACGGGAGGGTTTGCATCATTTGCAATTACGGTTATTAAGAATAACGTTCACGATGTTATTAGTGCATACGATACAAGCATGTGGGATAATTTTCCGATTGCAGTTGGTAATACAAGAAGCCAAAGCAATGTTGGTGCTAGAGCAACAATAGAAACAATTAACAAGTGTGTAAACGAAGATATTGGTAATAAAGTTATAAACGAAGTTACACCATTTATAAACGAATTAGCAGATATTTTACGTCAAGTAGAAAAATTTAAGGTAACTCACAATCATAGCATACTATACTGTGATTTTTCAGAGTTTAAGAACAACGACTGCAAGGTATTATCTACCTTTTTAAACAGTCATAAACTGTGGAATCCAGAACATACTAGAATTTGGTTTTTAAGTTTTTACGACCTAAATAATATTGAAACAGATTACATTAAAAACGTATTCAAAAAGTTTGTAACACTTATTAATAATGGTAAAATTTGGAACCAAACTAATTGGAAAAACAATTGACAAAGATCAAGAAAGGCACTATACTATGGGTATAACAGAACAAATGTTAAAAGAACAGGCTAACATAGAAAGACATGAAAAGATTATGAGAACAGCAAAGCGTATGATTTGGGTTACTTTTCGCAAGGAAGGTATCCACAAGTATCCTGCGGCATTGGAAGATCCCAATCTTGCAACAGGAGATGAATATGATGTTTCGTTTTTGGGTTATCCCCACAGACACATATTCCATTTCAAAGTCGGCATCACTGTAACACACAACGACAGAGATATCGAGTTTATCCAATTCAAAAGATGGTTAGAAAAACTTTATGAGGAGAAGACCCTTGAACTAGATTATAAAAGTTGTGAAATGATGGCTGATGATCTATACGAAAAAATCAGCGAAAAACACCCGGGCAGAGAAGTTCATATTGACGTCAGTGAAGATGGCGAGAACGGTGCCCATATCGAGTACGCAAAATACTAAAGGAGATGACGGTGACTGAGTCATATTTTGCAAAACATCCAGAGATTGTAAAAATCTTTGATGACTTGGAATCTTTCCGCGATTTTTGTCGCTTTGAAGGATTTGTGTTTAATGAGAAGTATCTCTACGATAAGAAATGTAGAGAATGGAGAGCCTACGAAAATCGTGGCAATCCTAGGAAGGCAAAGAACCGTGTTCAAAAGAACCGTGGCTTTAAAAATCGCAGAACACAGCACTAGGATGCCTTACCAAACTGATGCTTATGGCAATTCAGTTGAAGGTGGTGCTTTAAATGCGAACTACACGACCGTAGACGCAGTTGGCAAAGTATGTAATATGCTTGGCATTCACGGCTACGTCTACGGACGTGACTTTATTTGGGATGATCAAGGTTGGAATGACAACATGGATGATGCTATAATAATAAAATATGATGATATTAGAATTTTAACATTACTAGGGTTGGCAAATAAAAATGGCTAGAATTTGGTTAATAGATTTAGAAAGTGTAGAAACACGCTACACTAAAGAATGGAAAACTTATTTTCCAGCATTACTACGCAAGAAAGGCCACGAAGTATTTGTTATTGAAGGGCCAACTGATATTCCAGCGGCAACTACACCAGGTGCTTTCTTAAACTTTGGTGGTACTAATATCTACAAAGCAAGTCAAGTAGAGCAAATTAGTAGAGCATTTACTACAGGCAAAGTTCAAAGTGGTGATCATGTTATCTTTACTGATGCTTGGCATCCTGGTATTATTAACATCAAGTATATGAGTGAACTGCTAGGCATTAAGGTAACAACACACGCACTTTGGCATGCAGGTTCATATGATCCACAGGACTTTTTAGGTAGACTTATAGGTAATGCACCATGGGTTAGAAATGCTGAAAAAAGTTTCTTTCACAGTTATGATCACAATTACTTTGCTACAGAGTTTCATGTAAAACTGTTCTTTGACGAATTACTTAACGACGGACTTAAAGAAGAAAATCCGTGGTATGATGAAATGTGGAATGAACGTTATAGCAATGGCAAGATTGTACGTTGCGGATGGCCTATGGAGTATGAGCGACTAGAACTAGAACCATACAAGAATATGCAAAAGCGTAATCTTATATTATTTCCGCATCGTGTTGCTCCAGAGAAACAACCAGAAATATTCCGTGATCTAAAAGAAAGTTTACCACAATATGAATTTGAAATTTGTATGGAAAAGAACTATACAAAGAAAGAATACTATAATGCACTAGGAGAAGCAAAACTTATCTTTAGTGCTAACCTACAAGAAACACTTGGTATTAGTTGGTATGAAGGTGCAGTTGTAGGAACATTACCTATGGTTCCAGATAGATTAAGTTATACTGAAATGGAGAACACAGGTAAGTTTTTGTATCCAAGTGAATGGACAGAATCTTTTAACGCATACAAAGAACACAAAGACAAGGTAGTTGAACGCATAATTGACTATATGGAAAATTATGAAAACTATCTTGTTGACCTAAATAAACTTACTACTCATCTAAATGACAATTATTTTAGTTGCACTAATTTACTTGAGAAGTTACAATTAGACAATGGCAATCCACTGCCTTAACATCGGAGAGAAAAAATGAAAAAGTATGAAGAAGTAACACGCAGAATCAAAGATGCTAACAAGCGTTTTTGGGCGGGTGATAATATTAGCGAATTTATATATGCTGGCGAAAAAGAAAAACTAATCGAAGAAGCCGCAGAAAAATTTGAAGGTGTGTTAGACGCACTTATTATTGATAGAGCAACAGATCCTAACAGTCATGGTACTGCTAAACGTCTTGCTAAAATGTATTACAATGAACTAATGCAAGGACGTTATGATCGTATTCCTAATGCTACTGCTTTTCCAAATGAAGGTGAAGATGCTTATACAGGTATGTTAGTTGTGCGAAGTGAACTAAAAAGTGTTTGTTCGCATCACCACCAGCCAGTAACAGGCGTAGCATATATTGGTATTATTCCAAATGGTAAAGTTATTGGACTTTCTAAATATACACGTATTGCACAATGGTGTGCTAGACGTGGTACACTACAAGAAGAACTTGCTAATGACATTGCAAGAGAAATTAGCAAAGCAACAGATTCAAAACATTTAGGTGTGTACATTCAAGCAACACACGGATGCTGTGAGAACCGAGGTATCATGGCACATTCAAGTTTGACACAGACCACTGTGTTAAAGGGGGCGTTCAAAGACGATGCTGGAACTAAAAAAGAGTTTATGGATAACATCAAACTCCAGCAAGAATTTGCGCCAAGATAATAAAAGGAGGACAAATGTTCAATAAACTTTTAGCAGGTGTCGATAAGGCACTTGTCAGAAATCTAGTTATTCTACACACGTTGGTTATTGCTGTGTCGAATTATCTAGTCACAATTAGATTTGAATTATTCCCTGGCGCGGACTTGCCATTGTTTGGCTCGTTTCCACTAGCCGCCGCGGCATTTACATTTCCGATTGTTGTAGTAGCAACCGACCTTACAGTACGTATGGTTGGTAAAGAAGCAGGTAGAGCCGTTGTAGCAATGGCTATTATTCCTGCTATTATCGCTTCGGTACTAGTATTACTAGCACTGGGTGATGAACACGCATATAGAGTAGGTTTTGCAAGTGGTACAGCATATGCTATCGGCACAATGCTTGATGTATATGTTTTCCAAGCAATCCGTGAACGTTCAACTGCATGGTGGGCGGCACCAGCGATTTCAACTATTGTCGCAAACATCATTGACACATATTCATTCTTTTATGTGGCATTCGCAGGTTCAACAGACGCAGAAGGCAAACTAACTTGGATTGGTGAGAACTGGCACATTGTTGCACAGAACAATACACTAACCAAGATTGTGGTTGGTCTAATTGTGTTCCTACCAGCATACGGTGTTCTTCTAAACTACTTGAAGAACAAACTCGCTGACACACAACGAGGTTAACAAAGTATGGGACAAATTTATTTTGTCACCGGACCTATAGGAACACTATGTGATTCTTTAATATTAACACTGGCTGGATGGACTGATAGGTTCCTCCAGCCTTGTGTTCCTATAATTCTTAATAATGGCACATTATATTTTGACGAAACACAAGATGCTGAATATGTAAACTACATTACCGACGGAAATATAAACAGTTTTCGTGAAATAGATTACACTAACAAACTAGACAAATTAGAACATCTGTTAAAAAACACAGACAAGAATATAGTTTTAGGAAACTATGATCCTAAACAACAACACATAATAAAAGAACATTTTCATAATACAGTTACGATAGGCATTGATTATACATCAAAAGAAAGAGATATTGTATTAATGGATCTAATTAAGGTTAACAAATTTGTTAACGAAGGCCTTGATACTAGCATTTCAAAAAAAGAATTAGATATGCTTGCACATAAAGAAATGTTAATAAGGAAAAATATTTGGGATAGATATATTCCAGAATCATTAACTACAAATAGCGAATATGTAATTCATGCTTGGGACTTGTATCAACCAAACAAATTAATAGATTTTATTGAAAAAATTGACGGACCACGAAACGAAAAACAGATTGATTTTTACGTCAAATGGTTGTACAATAATATAAATTAAGGATTACAAAATGGGTGACAAAGAAAAAACTTACAGTATTACACTCGACAACTGCGACGAATATACAATAGGCGATGGAACATATAGTATAGACAGTAATTTTACAAGTTATAATTATGATAATACAATTAGTACAGTAGATATTAGTTCGATTACATTTGACAATAATTGGAATCCAAATAACGGAAAATATATAGATTTTGATGTATTGGACAAATATCCGACCGCGAAAACTCTTTACAATCAGTTCATTTCCGTGTATAATATGTGTGAAGAAGATGAAAAATTGAATGGAGAATAAGTTGAATATTTTTGCAAAAGTAATGGATAAATTGGGTAGACGCAGAGTTATCACAGAACGTGATAGCGATGTTCCCTATCTAATACGTTATTATCTATTCCTTAAAAATAGAAAACACTTTCCTTTTAATATTACATTACACAAAGTTTTAGTAAGTGACGAACCTACACTACATGATCATCCATGGGGTTATGCAACCCTAATACTTAAAGGCGGTTACTGGGAATGGATTCCTTTAAAAAGCAAAGAAGGTAATGTGGTAGGTAGCACTAGAGTATGGCGTGGGCCAGGACACTTCCGTATTCGTAACGCAGATGATTTACACTGGCTAGAATTAGAGAAAGATGAGGACGGAAATGAAATACCTTGTTGGAGTTTGTTCTTCATGGGCAAAAAAGTTAAAGAATGGGGTTTCATGGATCATGTCAAGCACGAAGGCTACAGATGGATCCACAACGAACAATACCTCGCAAGGGGTGCAAAGGACGATGCGTGAGCATTACAATCATATTATAAGGGCATGGCACAATGAATACTGAAACTAAAACAAGCGAAATTGACACACCCGAAGGCCGTGAATGGCTCAAAGGAATTCTACGAGAGCAAAAAGTAGTTGTTACTTTTAACAAAAAAGATGGCGATAAACGAATAATGACTTGTACATTAAATCAAGATATTATTCCGGAAGCATTTCGCCCTAAAGAAAAACCCGAAGGTGAACAAAAGAAAAAGAATGACAATGTTCTTGCTGTTTATGATATTAATGCAGAAGGTTGGCGTTCTTTTACCTGGGCAAACGTAACACAGGTTGAGTTTTCGTTAGGAGATTAATGAACAAATTAATTGCTATTATTGTTGTTTTGTTTTGTACAGGATGTTCAACTACTGTTGCAGTATTAGACGTAACAGCATCAACGGCAATTTATGCAGGTAAAACAGTAGTAAACACAATAGATGCTATTACACCTGATATAGTTAATAAGGACTAAAAAATGATCAAAAAGAAATTTTACAGTTGGCAAGACGTGGAAACAATGTGTACTAGCGTTGTTAATCAAATGTACAAAGACAACTGGAAGCCTGATTACATTGTAGGTATTACACGAGGTGGCAATGTTCCTGCTACTATTATTAGTAACATGACAGGCATTCGTTGTGAAGCACTTAAAGTTAGTCTACGTGATGACAACAGCGAAAGTGAAACAAACTGCTGGATGAGTGAAGATGCTCAAGCAGGTAAGAAAATTCTTATCGTAGATGATATTAACGACACTGGTGCTACATTTAATTGGATTAAACAAGATTGGCAATCAAGTGTTTATAACTTGTCAGACGATATTTGGGGTAACAATGTTCGCTTTGCGGTATTAACAGAAAATTTAAGCAGTGAGTTTGACGGTGTATCATACTCTTGCGATGAAGTAAACAAAGCCGAGGAAGATGTATGGTTAGTATATCCCTGGGAGAATGTAGGACATTATGGCTAAAAAACAAGAACAACAACAGCCACAGAATATAGAAGCAAATGGCGTCTATCTTTTGATGGATCAAATAACATATGCTAGTTGTAAGGAAGCAATTAAATGGGTAATGAATCATAATTTAAGTGATAACCCATTACCACAATTAACAATAGTAATTAACTCACCAGGCGGCGATGTACATGCCGCTTTTGCATTAATAGATGTAATGAAATCAAGCAGTATACCTATTAAGACTGTAGGACTAGGATTAATTGCTAGTTGTGGGTTTTTAATCTTTATTGCGGGTACAAAAGGTAAACGTATCCTTACACCAAACACTAGCATATTATCACATCAATACAGTTGGGGTAGCAGAGGTAAAGAACACGAACTATATGCTCGTGTTAAAGAGTTTGAACTAAGCACAGAACGTATGATTAATCATTATAAAAAATGCTTAGGAATGACTGAGGCTAAAATCAAAGAAATTCTTCTTCCACCGCAAGACGTTTGGTTAAGTGCGGAAGAAGCAAAGAAACTAAAAATCTGTGATAAGATCGAGGCACTATACTAATGCGTGATGACTTGATGGTACAACAGCAGGTAAAAAATGTATGGCAACATATGGTTGGTGTTATTTGTCTTAATCAAGTTAATAGACGTCAAACTAAACCTTTGCTTACAAAGTTTTTTAAACGTTGGCCTACAGCAAACAAACTGTTACGTTCAGCAACAATTCCTATGTTGGAAGAGTTTCTAGCACCATTGGGTATGCAAAAGGTAAGAGCAAAACGCATTTATAAGATGAGCATACAGTTTGAAAGTTGGGACGGAAATGATGCTACACAACTTTATGGTATTGGCAAATATGGTAGTGATAGTTACAGAATCTTTTATAAAAACGAAATACCCAACGATGTTAAGGACAAAGAACTTAAAAGATACATTACAGAGGAACTAACATATGGCCACGCTTGAGGAAAAACAAGAAACACTGGATAGAATTAAAGGTCCTAGATACTATCATATACAATTATGGGGATATGGTGCAGAACATGCATACGCAAGCATATCAAAAGAAGCATATGATTTTTGGCAACCTATTGTTAAAGAACATGGCGACAGTGATCTTGTTAACTATATGCTAAACGCAGAAGACGGCACTTTTGACTTTGAAGACATTGAAAGTGTTCCGCCTGAAGCAAACTTTTTAAGCGATGATGAAGAAGGCGTAGGTGCTTGCAGTTCGTGGTACGAAATGCCAAACGAGTTTGAGCATATACACTCTGTTTCAATTGATAGTGCTAATATTGAGATAAACGAAGTAGACGGAATAGAATACAGCAGTAAGCACATTAATACTATTGTTGAAAACACAGATGTAGGTGAATGGGCAAATGGTATTAGTGAAGAAACTAATTACGAAACAGAAATACTAGAAAGTGTAGAGGATACATATCCAGAAAAAGGCACACACATTGTACAAATGCTTTCTCTAGAAAAAGGTACATTCTTTGATGGCATAGTAGAAACTGTGGGAGAGTTTGATCCTAAAAAACTTAAAATTCAATACAGCGAAACTACCAATGGAGAAGACATAGTACGTGGTATTACTTACGACGGTAAAGATGTAGATAACAACGGTGGTGATACTAACGGAAAAGGGTTTTCGGCGGATGTATGGACACAGGAGTATTAATGACTGTTAAAGATAAAATTAATGAACGCATGGATAAACTACAGGCATGGATGGAATCAAACTATCATTTAGAACATCCTGAAGAAGTAGAAGAACATATTCAAAGTGTAAGCAAGTTTTGGAGTGCTTTGTCAGAAGAAGATAGAGATTATATACAAGGTGCTCGTTTCGCTATTGAATCTAAGATGGAGTGGAATGTATGATTGATACACTAGAAAAAGCACAAGCAGAAGGTAGAGCACCTTGGACAGAAGTAGAATACAAAACTAGAGACTTTGTTGTTTACAAAGATATCTATCCTGTAACAGAAGGACATACACTTGTTGTTCCTACAGAAAATTTAGACGAAGAAATACTTCGTTGTTTTAAATTTGCTCTAGCAATGGGTAAACAAAACGTTGAAGCAAATAATAACATCACAGGCTTCAATATTGGAATCAATATGGGCAAGAGTGCAGGTCAAACTTGCATGTATCCACATGTTCATTTAATCTTTAGACGTGATGGCGATATGGAAGACCCCGCAGGTGGTGTTCGTGGTGTTATTCCAGAAAAACAAAAATATATCAAAAAAGACGAAGACCAAATTGAACTTTTTGATGATAATGTTGGATGTTAATGGTTGACAAAAACCTAAATAAACACTATAATATATAATAGGAGTTGTAAATGAAACTTAGATATAGTGAAGCATTTTATAGTGTACAAGGTGAAGGACGTTTTGTAGGCGTGCCTAGTGTATTTTTACGTACATTTGGCTGTAACTTTCGTTGTATGAATTTTGGTTTGGACAAGCATCCAAACAGAGCAGAAAAATTAGAACAAGGCATCAAGTATAATCCTGAAGTAAAACAATTACTTGATGATGGTATTTTAGACAAGGTAAATAGATTTGAGGATTTGCCTATTGTACACACAGGTTGTGATACATATGCGAGTATCTATCCAGAATTTAAGAAGTATATGAAAGACCACACAGTTGACGAAGTTGTTGACTATGTGTTAAGTCTTACTCCACAAAATAAGTGGACAATGGACAATGGACAAGATGTTCATTTTATACTCACAGGCGGAGAGCCCCTGCTAGGGTGGCAACGTCTTTACATGGATCTATTCGAACACCCTGGCATGGGAGACTTAAAAAATGTTACATTTGAAACAAATACAACACAAACTCTTAGAGATGATTTCCGAGAGTGGCTCAACAACGAAAGAGCATTTCACATCACTTGGTCGTGCAGTCCAAAACTTTCCGTATCAGGAGAGCCTTGGGATACTGCTATCAAGCCTGATATTGCTAGGCAGTATTACGATGTACCTAATAGTAGTATGTATTTCAAGTTTGTTGTGGCTACCGAAGAAGATGTGGATGAAGTTACAAGAGCAGTTGAACAGTACAGAGCAGAAGGAATCGATGTTCCAGTCTATGTTATGCCGCTTGGGGGTCGTTCAGAAGAATACAGCCTCAACACAAGAGGAGTCGCAACATTGGCAATGGAGCGAGGCTGGAGGTATACACCCCGACTACACGTCGACATCTTCGGCAACGCTTGGGGGACTTAATAAAGAAGATTTAGATGATAAAGCAAGAAAGGCAGGACTATAATGATAGATGTAATTAAAAAAATGTTTAATAAAAACCATGTTCCTGCTACGGTGTCTAAAGAAAAGACAACAGACGCTAAAGCAGAAGCAACAAAAAAGAAAGAACCTTATGTAGCGGTTCTCAATGTGGAAATGAAAGATAATAATCCACGCAACGGCTTCTTTGAATTAGATTGGAATCAATACTTTATACGTGAGTTAAAACTTAATGGTTATCAAGGTGATTCTGAAGAAGAAATTGTAGACGCTTGGTTTAAAGAACTATGCGGTAATGTTGCAAAAGATCAAGGTGTAGCGTCAGCAGAAAATCCTATGGGTGCTGGCTATGTTAATGTAAAACCTTTAGGAGACAACAAATCGGAGGTTAGTTAATGACTCCAGTAACTAAAACTAGAAAAACTGAAAAATATAGAAAAGAAGATTGGCAAGCATTAGCAGATTGTATTAGATCAGATCAATTAAGTGCTAAACAAGTACATGAAACAATGATCTTTAATCCAGACTTTGCTAAATGGTATAGAATGAAATACATAGGCAGAAAATAATGACATATATTCTCGTAGACACAGCAAATACATTCTTCCGTGCAAGGCACGTTGTACGTGGTGATGCTGATATTAAAATTGGCATGGCTTTGCACACAACATTCCAAAGCATTCGTAAGGCTTGGAATGATTTTAACGGCAGTCATGTAGTGTTTTGTCTCGAAGGTCGTAGTTGGCGCAAAGACTTTTATGCACCATATAAACGCAATCGTCAAGAAACTCGTGACGCACTTACGCCTTCGCAACAGGAAGAAGATAAAATCTTCTGGGAAACATTTGATGAGTTTACTGGATTTCTACGAGAAAAAACAAATTGCAGTGTGTTACAACATCCGCAACTAGAAGCAGATGATCTTATTGCTGGTTGGATACAAGCACACCCTAAAGATGATCATGTTATTATTAGCACAGACGGTGACTTTGCACAATTAATTTCACCCAATGTAAAACAATACAACGGTGTATCAAAAACAACAATAACACACGAAGGTTACTTTGATGAAAAAGGTAAACCTGTTGTAGATAAGAAAACTAAAGCAGAAAAACCTGCTCCAAATCCACAATGGTTATTGTTTGAAAAATGTATGCGTGGTGATACAAGCGATAATGTGTTTAGTGCTTATCCAGGTGTTCGTGTAAAAGGTACAAAGAACAAAGTAGGATTACAAGAAGCATTTGAAGACAGAGAAACAAAAGGATTTAATTGGAATAATCTTATGTTACAACGTTGGACAGATCACGAAGGTAATGAGCATAGGGTATTAGATGATTACTCAAGAAATGTAATACTTTGCGATCTAACAGCACAACCGCCTGAAATAAAAGAACTAATAGGGAAAACTATTGCAGATGGTATTTCTGCAGGTAAAGATATTTCTCAGGTAGGTGTACGTTTAGTAAAATTTGCAAGCAGTTACGATCTTAATAAAATTACAGAACAAGCAGAAACGTATGCTAAACCTTTAAACGCAAGATACGGGAGAGTATAATGGAATTTGAATTTAAAGCAAAACAACTAATTCCAAATAAATTTTGGATTGTACAAGATCATGGACGTAAGGTAGGAACCTTAGCAAAAGAAAAAGAAGGATTCATTCTTGTTACTCCAAGAGATAAAATACATTTTGAAAATGTAGAAAAGGTATACGATGCATTTGGCAAAGACTTTTTTGAACAGATTGTAAAAAAGAAAACCAAAGATTCAAAGGTTATGGAAGTGCATGGATACCCTACTAGCACACAAGCATATAATCCTTTACTAGATGTGCAAAACAACTTACCTTTGTATAGCAAAAGCAAAAAATCTAAAAGTTTATACTGTGCAGGTTATTATACAATACGTTTTGCAAAAGGTTGGGTTAAATCGTTTTGTCCTAAACTTATCACACTACAAAGATATGAATACAAAGGTCCTTTTACAACAGAACTAGAAATGCGTCAGGTATTATCAAATGTCTCGAAATCCAGTTAATACAGTTCCAATTGAAAACTTTTTGCAAGCGGCAAAAGTAGCAGGCAAAACACAACAACGAGAACTTAAACTAGACTCTAAACAATATAAAGATCTTGCAGATAGCATTAGTATGTTACTTGCAAGGCTTGTAGAACTGCAAGATACACGCCTACAACAACCACAAGAGGTTAGTGTAGATGTTAAAATGGACGGCGGAAACTTCTAAATTTTCGATAAATAAGTACGTAGTTAACTTAAAGGAATTACGTACAATGAGTAGACCAAAACCAACTATCTTGTTGGAATATACCGACAAGAACACATATAGAAAAGAAGAAGTACTAGATGCAGAAGCAATCTGGGCGGTCTTTTATCAAGGTAAACCTTTTAATTTAAAAAGTTCAAATAGCATTTCGCCAACACCGGGACCTAAATATAAGAAAACAAGTTTTTCTAATCCTGGACATGCATTAAATCTTGCAAGAAAACTAAACACAACATTCAAAACACAAGAATTTGAAGTTTATAAGTTAACAAAAGGCGATAAAGTTTAGTAATGGATATTAAAGAAGCATACACCAAAACCTTTATGATAGGTGCTGGTGAAGAAGATACATCAGAACAGGAAATAAAAAAGAATTATATGCTTTGGTGGCAAAATACTAGAGCAAAAGGCGATGCTGGATTGCGTTTAACCAAAGACGGATTTGATTATGCTGTTGAACGTGCAGATTTACAAACATACGAAATTAAATTCCCCAACGAAATTAAGTTTACTCCACAAGTATTCTTATATCTAGACAACTTTATTGATTGTCCTTACTACGTTACAAAGAAACGTATCTTTGTTTTCAGCGAAAAAATGGGTTTACAACTTATGATGTTTGCTGGAGATATCAAACAGTACGGCCTTGCCCGTGCTATGGCTCAAGAACTAGAAGATTAAGTTCATTTTGGATAGTTTTTTTCCAAAATAGTGGAAAAACCGCTTGACATTTCCTTGTCTGATGCTATTATATACTTATAGTTAGAAACAAAGGAGCAATAGCAAATGGCACAAACAACAGAAGCACGTACAGTTACACCAAACGAAGCAAAGGCGGCTGTACAACACGCAATGAAACTGAAGCGTCCTATCTTTATGTGGGGTCCTCCAGGTATTGGTAAGTCTGACATTATGAGTCAGATTACAACACAACTTAAAAACGCACATCTTATTGACGTTCGTCTTTCATTATGGGAGCCAACGGACGTAAAAGGTATGCCTTATTATAGTGCAAACGACAACACTATGAAATGGGCACCTCCAGCAGAACTTCCAGATGAAGAATTTGCTAAACAATTTGACACAATCGTTCTTTTCCTAGACGAAATGAACTCTGCCGCGCCAGCAGTACAGGCGGCGGCTTATCAACTTATTCTAAATCGTAAGGTTGGTACATACAAACTTCCAGACAATGTTGTAATTGTCGCGGCAGGTAACCGTGAAACTGATAAGGGTGTAACTTATCGTATGCCGGCACCACTTGCCAATCGTTTTGTACACCTTGAACTACGTGTTGACTTTGAAGACTGGTTAACATGGGCGACAGAAAACAAAATCCACTCTGATGTAGTGGGTTACTTGACTTTCGCTAAACAGGATCTATATGATTTTGATCCAAAGTCAAGTTCACGAGCATTCGCAACTCCACGTTCTTGGAGTTTCGTAAGCGAACTTCTCGACGATGAACTGCCTGAGTCTACACTTACAGACTTGGTTGCAGGTAGCGTCGGCGAAGGCTTGGCAGTTAAATTTGCGGCACACCGTAAGGTTGCTTCTAAACTGCCAAATCCAACAGACATACTTAAAGGCAAGGTTAAGACTATGGAGTCGAAAGAAATTTCGGCGATGTATTCGCTAACTGTAAGTATGTGCTATGAACTTCAAGAGGCTTTCAAAAGCAAGGAGAAGGGTTGGAATCAAATGGCAGACAACTTCTTTGGTTTTATGATGGATAATTTTGAAACTGAACTTGTTGTAATGGGTACGCGAGTTGCTATCGCTACTTACAAACTGCCATTTTCGCCAAAGGACTTGAAAAACTTTGACCGTTTCCATGACAAGTACGGCAAGTATGTTCAAGCCGCTATGGCATCCTAACTAACTATAGAGGGGGTCTTCGGATCCCCTCGCTCTATTAGGAGGCCTAAATGAGCAGACATTTTTTTGAAAGACACAAACAAGGTTATGCAGGTATAAAAAATTCTGTAACCACAACTTGTACACTTCCTTATTGTAACAAACAATCTTCTAAGTACAAAGGAGCAGGCTCACGTCTTTGTGAACATCATCAAAGTTTACTAAGAGAGTACGGAGGTCCTGCTAGAATGGATCGTCCGTGGACATTTAATAAGAAAAGGTTTTGCGAAATTTGTGGACATAATCCATGGGAACATCCTAAAGTAAAACTAATAGAAGATGAACTAATTCGTGATCGTGTTGCATGGGGTATGTTATTTGTAGATCATATTGAAACGCAACGAGACGGTGGTAGCCATTGCGACCAAAATACTCAAACACTTTGTTTGGATTGTAATATGATTAAAAGTACACTTGCAGGAGATCTAGTTCCTAAAAAACTGTACAAAGACGAAAACGAATATCATAAAGTAATGGAACAACTAAAACCACACTACAAAAAAGTTTTTAACCAAATCAGTTGACCACTAGATAGTTTTCTGTTATAATAATTACAGTTAAATTGCAAATAAGGAGAAAAATTGCAAACTGTAGACTTAGCAATATGGTTGCGTAATAACGTAGATTGGAACAAGTATGTTACACTTGTACATACAATTGGTGACGAACTAAATGAGCGTAAATTACGATTTGACAAAAGCGACTTACTTGAACGTTCACTAGAACTGTTTAGCGATGGCAATCTAGTATATGTTAATTTGGAAGGTGTGGATCATATTGGACCCAACGGTATGATGATTGAAATGAAGTACACAGAAGGTTCGTTGTTTACACGCAAAACCAAAAAGAAAAAGAAACACGTATCAGATCTACAGTTAATGAACAGTCGTGGATCTAGTGCAGGTCGTACGCTTCCTCCGGGATATGCTGACTTTCTTCTTATTTGTGATACAGACAGTGTGGCACTAATTGCCAAAAATGATCTTATTCCTTTTGTAATTGATGCCGGTGATGGCCTTAAAACTTCCAAATTGCCGTCCAATATGGTACAATATGTATTCGTTCCGGGCGAGTATAAACCACTAGATCTAGCAGAATCTGTGTCATATAAAGATGCCAAAATGAAGATGCAACGTGATTTTTTAGCACAATTTTAGTTGACAAATACCTGTTTGATGCTATAATTATATTATAGTTAGAAAGTTAGGAGCAAACAATGTCAAAGAATACAACCGCAGTAGAACAGAGCATGATGGAGGGTAAAATCTATGAGCGTAATCCTTCAATTGATTCAAACAAAGTAAAAGAAAAATTAACAACCGCTAGAATTGCATTGTTAATTCGTCAACCATTTTTTGGTAATCTTGCTACACGTTTACAAATTATTGACGCAACGGATTGGTGTTCAACTGCCGCAACCGACGGTCGTCATTTTTTCTACAACGAAAATTTTGTAAACGAACTAACACAAAAACAAACAGAATTTCTTTTTGGTCACGAAATCCTACACTGTGTATATGATCACTTTACACGTAGAGATAATCGAGATCCTAACATTTATAATATTGCCGCTGACTATTGTGTTAACGGTGATCTAATTCGTCATAACATTGGCGAAGTTATTACACAGGTTAAACCCTTTCATGATCCTAAGTATTATGGTTGGGCATCAGAGGCTGTGTACGACGACATCTACCAAAAGTACGATGAAGAACAACTTGAACAGTTAGGAAAACTACTCGATGAGCATATTGACTGGGAAAAAGGAAAAGGACAAGGACCTGCAGGAGAAACTAAGAAAGACGGAAAAGGAAAAAAAGATTCCCGTCCTTCTTATTCCAAAGAAGAACTTAAAAAGATCCGAGACGAAATGAAAGAGGCTATGGTATCTGCGGCACAGGCGGCAGGTGTTGGTAATGTTCCTAAAGGTGTAGCACGTATCATTAAAGATCTTACAGAACCTAAAATGAACTGGCGTGAACTGTTGAATCAACAAATTCAAAGCACCTTAAAAAGTAATTACACATTTATGCGTCCTTCACGTAAAGCATGGCACACCGGTGCTATTCTTCCAGGCATGGATTTTGATCAAACCATTGATATTGCTATTGCACTTGACATGTCAGGTTCAATTGGTAGCAGAGAAGCACGTGACTTCTTAAGTGAAGTTAAAGGTATTTGTGATCAGTACGATGATTACAAAATTAAAATTTGGTGTTTTGATACAGAAGTTTACAACGAACAAGACTTTACTCCTGACAGCGGAGAATCAATTGAAGATTATGAACTTGCTGGCGGTGGTGGTACTGACTTCGATGCAAACTGGAAATATATGAAAGACAACGATATTCAACCAAAGAAATTCATTGTGTTCACAGATGGTTATTCATGGAACTGGGGTGACGAAAACTATTGCGATACTATTTGGGTTATTCACTCAGATAAATCAATCGAAGCACCGCACGGTATAACTTGCCATTATGATTTACAAAAAGAGGCGGCATGAAGTTACTAGTAGACGAACCTAATCCAAATAATGTTCTCGAAATTCGAGAATTAAACTTCTGTCCAAAAAATTGGACAAAAATAAAACTAGGAAACAACAGTTGGAATTTTAAAAACGATGTTGAACTAATTAGAAAATGGATCTACAATAACTTGCACGGAAGGTTTTGTATTGTGCAAGATCTTGATGTAATCAACAATAAAATGGAATCAATTATCCAAATTGGCTTTGAAGAAGCATCAGAGTCCACAATGTTTAGTTTGGCGTGCTCACATTTGCACGACCGTGATATCAACATCATATAATTACTAGTGTTATAACACAAACTTTAATTAACAAGGAGTTAACTCAAAATGACAGAAGAAAATAAAACTCAGGCGCCAGCACAAGAGGCACCTCAGTCAGAAGCACCAAAACCAGGTGCACCAGATCTTACTGTACAAGATCTTCAGGCATTAAAAGCAATCATTGACGTTGCAAGTCAACGTGGTGCATATAAGCCAAACGAAATGGAAGTAGTTGGTCGCACTTACAATAGATTGAACGCATTCTTAGAAGCAATTACACCTAAGAAGCCAGCAGAAGGAGAAGCACCAAGTACAGATTCTGCTCAACCAACAGAAGCACCTGCTCAAACAGCAGAGGCTCCAAAGGAGTAAATTATGGCAGTTAAACACGTAGCGGTAGTAGGCGAAAAAGGAACTAAGGTATTAGTTGCTTACAGAACATTACCAGGCGATCCTAATAGTGCATTGGTTATTCCTACTGCTTCTTTAAAACAAACATATCACGATGAATTAGATTCGTTGGTTATGTCAGAACAATCACAGCAATCATATGAGTTTGCAAACATTTTAGCAGTACGTAAGTTTTCAGACGGAAGAACTATGTTATCGGCTCTTCATGCAGGAGGCAACCTACAAAAGGTTCCAACAAGCGAAGTAACTATGCAACCTAGCACAAAAAGAGAAACATGGGTTAAGTTAGATGAACTTAACAAAATCATTGCTGAACAAAAAGGTGTAGGCATTGATGAACTTGCGGTTACAGCATCAGGTGAACCTGGTAAAACAGAAGCGGTAGTTCAAACTATTGCTACTGTAAAAGACCAATCAGTTCTAAGTGATGAAGACCTTGCAATAAAGTATAGAGCGGATGCAGATGCATTGTACAAAGAAGTACAAGAACTTCGCAAAAAAGCGGATGAATTGTCTCCTAAAACAACTGCAAAGAAATCTGCAAAGACTAATGCGTAATGTCCAAGTCGCAGGGCAGAATCATCTTACACGGTGATCCGACACTTAATCCAGAATGGGAAGGCGTAATTGAAGACATCAAAATCGAAAGTCTTCCCATTCATTACGTTTCCGAATTAAAACTCAATCTAAAAAACAAACAAAAAGTAATTATTGATGTTCGATCAATTGTTGCACAAAGTCCTACTTCAGACCAGGCGGCGCAACGGGTTAATAACATTATAAGAGAACATTCTAACATACTTGAAAATATAGATTTCAAAGTTAATATGTCTGGTTTGCAAAATCAAGTTAAGCAGGCTAGAGACGCATTTACGAAGAAAGTAAATAAAAACTTTAAAAAGTCAAATGCAGAAAGGAAGAAAAAAGGTCGTGAGTGAAGTTAACTTTAACGTTATAGAACAAACTGCTATTCTGCATATTAAACAAGCATTTACAGAGCAAGAATGCAAAGACATTGCAACAGCAGTAATTGATTACAAAAACAAATCTCCTAGTTTTGATCCTAACGCAAATTTAGGCTGTTGGAGAGGATGGCCTCATGTCAAAGGAGGCTTTACAGAAGAAATGAACGATATGATTATTGATCGTTGCAGTGAAGCAGTAAACGAATACATGTCACGTTTAGAAAAACCAATTAATACTTTTGGCGAATCAACAGAATACTTAGACAAATCGCGATATGTGTTTGATGCATGGTTTAATGTTAATAGAAAAAAAGCAGAAAATAGAGAACATTCACATAGTGGATTTTTAGCAAGTGGTGTTGCTTATTTTCAGGCAACTGATACAGGACCAATTGAATTCTTACCATTAAATGCATTATACAAAATGACCAATCCAGCATGGCCTTATCATGGAATGGCAAACTACGAACCAAAGGACGGAGATATATTAATTTTTCCAAGTTACTTACTACACAAAGTACATCCTAACCCAAGCGAAAAAGAAAGAATTAACATGGCGTTTAATGTCAATTATCAAAGGAAAGATTTACCATGAACGTAAAACTAGTATCATATTCACAACCGTCTGAAGAGTTTAAAGCAGAAGGTTTAAATGATGCACAAGAACTAATCGCGTTTTGTGCAAGAGTTAGTAATCCAAGCAATCAAATGAACAAGGAGACTTCAGAAAAACTTATAAAGTATTTGATCAAACACGCACATTGGTCTCCACTTGAAATGGTTAGTGCTTGTTTGGAAATTGATACTACACGTGATATTGCACATCAAGTAGTTCGTCATCGTTCTTTCTCTTTTCAAGAATTTAGTCAGCGTTATGCCAACCCTGAGGATATGGGTAATATGTTTGAACTATCAGAAGCACGACTACAGGACGAAAAGAACAGACAAAATTCAATCGAAACTGATGATGTACTGCTTCAAACACATTGGGAACAGCAACAAAAAAGAATTATTGATCTTTCAAAAGAAGTTTATGATTGGGCATTAGAACGAGGAATTGCAAAAGAACAAGCACGTAAGGTACTACCTGAAGGACTTACCAAAACACGTTTGTATATGAATGGTACACTACGTTCGTGGGTACACTATATTGAACTACGTGGTGCAAACGGAACACAAAAAGAGCATATGGAAATTGCTCATGCCTGTGCGAAAGTAATCGCAGAAATCTTTCCTTTGGCAAAGGAACTTGTAAGTGAAGCCTAAATTTATTCATGCATACATGGATGTTGCAAAACGGTTTGCACAACTGTCACATGCAGAAAGACTTCAAGTCGGTGCGATTGTTGTAAAGGATGATCGCATAATTGCATACGGATATAACGGAATGCCAAGTGGATGGGATAATTGCTGTGAAGAAAATGGAAAAACAAAACCCGAAGTATTACACGCGGAATCAAATGCTATTGCAAAATTGGCCCGTAGCAACGAAAGTGGTTTGGGTGCTGACCTGTTTATTACTCATAGTCCTTGTATTGAATGTGCCAAATTGATTTACCAAAGTGGAATAAAAACAGTTTATTTTGGAGAGCATTACCGCAGTAATGACGGAATAGACTTCTTACAAGCGTCTAAAATAGGCGTTATGCACGTTGATAAACAAAGTACTAGCGAATAGCATAAACACCGCTGTATGACGCTTAAAATGCGTTTAAGACGCCTTATACAACTACTTCTACTAGTTTAACTTCTGAACTTTGATTAGTTTCAATCGACTTTCCAATTACATATACTGCATTTGGAATAGCACTGTCTTCTGTTAGTGCTGTTGCCGTGCCTGGTACATGACTTGTAATTAGGATATCACCTTTGCGTACAGGACCTGTTACTTTAACTTGGATTCTACCACGCAATGCAACTGGAGCAACAAACTCACCTTGTAGATTACTATTCATTAAGTGTGCTGGATTTTCTGAAACAACACCAACTACCCTTGAATCCATTTGTGATGTACTTTGAGTAACTTCTTTGTCGCCGCCTAGTATCAAAACTGTACCAATTTCATAGTCAGCATCTGCTAGATAATTTTCAGCCAAATCAGCAAATTGTGCCGCGGTTGCTGTACCTAAAAACTTACGTGCTGTAAGATCTTTGTTTGCATCTCGTTGTGCAATGCTTCCAGAAACTGCGCCAGTGTCTGCTGTTGCACCATTGAGTGCTTGTGAATTTGTAGAAGTACCATTAACAATATTAACGTTAATGTTACCACTTCCATCTCGTGCAACGATTGAATTATTTACTAATAGTGTGTTTGCTTCTCTTGCTGTACCAGAATCAACTACAAGTTTATTTGCAATATCTGATGTACCTTGTACCGTTGCGTTTAATGTACCATTTACAGTAACATTATTAAATGTGCTTGTTCCTGAAGATGCTGTAACATTACCTGTTAAGTTTCCTGTAACATTACCTGTTAAGTTTCCTGTAACATTACCTACTACATCTCCTGATAAAAATCCTGTGCTGTCAATAGTAACACTATAAGCATTTATTGATTGCCATTTTTGTGCTACAGTACCAATTGAACCTACGCCATCTTGTACAGGAATAAACGAGTTATTTTCAAATCTTGCAACAGCAGTAGCACCAGTTCCGGTGTTAACTGAGAAATTAATTTTATTACCTACTTGGTTTGTAATGTTTGCTTGGTCACCACCTGTGACGTGTAGTTTTAAATCTTGACCGTTACCTACAGTAAGACCTTCGTCATTTAAGAATTTAACTAGGTCAGCAAAACTTTGCAATCCACTGTTAAGAACATATTGTGCCGCAGGAATGCCTCCTAGGTTGTCTGCATTTACCGCAGTACCATGATATCTAATACCCGGAACTGTAATTTCATCTGCTAGGTTAAAACCTTTTTTGATTTGACTAAATCCTGCAATAGGATTTTTTGTGCTATCTAAAATAAATTCATCTTTAGCAGTAATACCCATTACTGAGTCATTAACTGTGTATGTAAGAATCGTTCTATCGTTGGCTGTAATATCTTTTACAACCCTTGAAGTAACCTGAGATACACCTTCACCGCCTGTGCTAACAGGACCAATTAGAATAAAATCTTCACCATTGTAAACATATAATTGCTCACCGTCTGTTTCCCACCAAAGGTCGCCTCTTGCTAAACCTACTGGTTGGTTAGGACCAATTTCTGCACCACCTGCAATTCTAAATCTTCCACCATCGAAAAATTTAATAACACGGTTTGCACTATCGTACCACACCTGTCCTGGTAAAGGATTTGGTGGTTGATTTGCACCAGCAAAACTTTCCATTAGGTGTACAAAATTTTCATTGATGATTTCACCAAAACCTGCATAGTTCTTACCAACAAGTTTTATATCAGTGGTGTTATCAACAGTACCGTCTTGTACTACTGCAATTTGTGTTCCATTGTATGTGTTAATAATATATGGCATTTTATTCCTCTACTAGCAGTATTTACCTTATGCTTGTCCCATACGTTTCTTGCGATCAAGTTCACTAATCTTCTTATCTGCAAAGAAATATGCATCACTTGATTTGAATTGTTCTTTACGTGCTTTATTCATTTCTCTAAGATCTTTAATATATGCAACCATTTCTGCAAATTCTGGAGTATTAGGATAGTCGCACTTATCAAGCATATCAATAATAATGTTTAACTGTTTGTGCATTGGATATTTTTGATGTATCTCATCTGCTATTCCTGCATTAAGAACTTCTTCATCAATAAATGCTTTGCCGTCATCAAGATCAGCAATCTTTTTTACACCACCTTCGGTGAGTGTGCCAATGTATATTTCTTTGTCTGGATCATATTCAACCGTTTTAATTTTTACTTCGTCAGGATCTAAGCCAAAGGTGTCCATTCCTTTAGGTAAGTGACCTAAAAGAGCACCGTTTTTAGCATTAAACATCAATTTAAATTTTTCTTTTGCCATATCCTTATTCCCATATTAGCACAAGACTGTATTTTGTCTGTTCGCCTTGTTCTATCTTTGTTACTTCATGCCATGTTTCTATCGGCATTTTAAACATTGCTCCTTTTCTTTCTTGGACTAAATGCTCATTGTCATCCTTGTCCCAGTATTTAAAATGAGGCTTGCCTTCTGTTAAAAACACTAACTTAAACTGCCAGTAGCCGCCTGCACTATCTTGGTGCCTTATTAGCCAATCTCCCGGCTTGTATTTGTTTACTACTATCTGTGAACACCATTTGCGTTCACTTTGTGGTATGGTTTTCCATACAGTTTCAACTAAGTCATTGTCCATGTCTTTTTCATATAAACTTGAAAAATGACTTTCACCGTATATAGTAGCGTGTTTGTCAGTGCCTCCTATGCCTCTATTTGTAAATTTGCCTTTGCTTTCGTGTTCATACACTTTTTGCATGATTTCGTCAACGTTTGTAATATAGCCATCGACAATTTCATACATTAAAAATTACCTTTATAAACCCATGCCGCAGAACTTGTTCTACTAGTTCTATTAAATGTATATGCTGTAACAGTTGTGGTAAATCCTGCAATGTTTACAGCACTATTCCAGGTGCTTGCACCTGCACGTTCATAGGTTACATTTCCAACCAATAATTGTAATAGTCCATCATTAGAACTATATGACTCAACTAAACCGTTTCTAACAATAACAACTTTTGCACCTTGAACAGCATTAGTAGAAAACTCATCTGCTTGATCTACATTTAATGCTGTTTGGAAAACAAACCAACCTGTTAATGTACCGTTTGATAACAGCGTACTAAATGTTCCTGCATTTGAATTTGTAGGGAATGTTTGTGAATCTGTGGTAACATTGCCTGTTGCACTTAATTGGAATTCGTAGCCTGTTGTTGCGGCTTTCTTATCAATTATATCAGTAATAATACCAGAACCACTTTCTACACTTCTACCACCAATCCAGCCAATACCTCTTCGTGTTGTTGTGCTATATTTCTTAACATAAATTGGATTACCTTCACTGTTAACACCAAGGTTACCATAGTAGTAACTTCCTAGTATTCTTGCAATAGTTCCTTCTTTAAAGTTTTCTGGTGGAGCAAGTCTAGTTAACTGTGTTTTAACATCTGCTTGTGTCATATCTTTTGTGTCAAGATAGAACTGAATATCCTGTCCGGTTGATTGGAATACCGTATCTACATATTCTTTAATAGCACGTTCTGTTACTAAATTAGTTGCACTGTTTTGTAAAAATTGTCCGTCGTCACTAATACGTGTAACTGTTCTACCAACAGCATCAACAAACTTTTGTGCTTTAACCTGTATTGCTGGTGCATTTTTACCAATGTCAGCACCATCGATAACAGTACCATTTGAAATTGTTCCTGCTCTTAAATCAGGATTGTTAATTCTTGAGTCTTGTATAGTAACCCTGTCAATTAACATGTCTCCAATATTTTGATTAGGATCACTTGGTGTAGTAATTGCACCTCTACCAATTCTACCTACGCTTATATAACCGTTGGTTGTTTGTGAAGATGTTAAAGTTACGCTTCCATTAAATTGTGATGTGCCATTAAACGTATTAATACCTGTTAGTGTATTATTTTGGTTTGTGTATACACCATAATCAACAAATGCCGCCACACCTTCAAAACGTCCTACCCTTGTTCCAGCACTTGCAGGAATTTTAGGAGCAGTTGTTGTGGCATCAACATCAACAACAGTTAATCCGTTTGTTGCTTGTGAGTTACCTACGTTAATTGTAAAAGATTTTCCTGTTTCAGGATCAACAATAGTATTACCTAAACTATCTTGTAACTGACCTCTGTTAGCACCTGTTGTTGTACCAACCATTGATCCGCTTAAAGTACCAATAAAGTTTGCATAAACATCATTAGCATAAATGTTTCTAAAGTTTTTGCTAGGTGAACCAATGCTTACTTGATTGTTAGCAAAAGGTAAAATATTTTTATCAATAATTTGTATTACTTCTTTGTCAGCACCACTACCGGCATAGTTAACACCAAGTTTTAAAACAGTACCAACTTCATTGTAAATTTGTGCAATGCTAGAACCAGGATCAATTTTAATTTCTAATTCGCTGTCAACACCTATTTTGATACCACCGTCATTTTTAAAACTGTATACACCTGTAATATCTTCGTTGTCATTTCTGTTTGCCCAAGTGCTTGCTAAACGTCCGCCTAATCTATCAGCATCGCCTGCTGTACCAAAAAATCTTGTAGCACTAGATGTTACGCCATCTACATTTGTGCCTTTTGCAGTAATACCTTGACCAATTCTAGTAAATCCTGTTAACGGTGTTGCAGTTTGATCAATTTCAAACGCCGCATCTGCCATTACCATATATGGTGCACCGTCTACATATCCAATTGATACAGGATGATCTGTTCCTCCGGTGTCAGTTAATTTTTCTGAACTCCAACGAGTTTGACCAAAACCTAATACACTTTCAGGTCCAACAAGTACATGCTGGTCACCATCTGCAACAAATACATATAATTTATTGTTAACAGTATCCCACCATAAATCACCTTCTTTTTGACCTTGAGGTTCTGTTGCTGAAACTTGATTGATTGTTAAATTACGCCAATGCACTCCGTCAAACACACTAGGACGAAGTTTGTCTGCATTTTTATCAAACCATATCTGTCCAACCAACGGCTTGCTTGGAGGTGTATCTGCTCTAGCAAAATTTTCTAATAATTTTACAAAGTTTTCATTTTGTTGCTCACCGTAGCCTGCAACATTTCTACCCACAAGTTGTAGATCGGTTGAGTTATCAACAACACCATCTGCTAATGTTATTAATACTGTACCGTCCGTTTTATCTAATTGATATGGCATCGCTCTCTATTCCTTATACATCACTTACATAAACCCATTGTGGGCCTGCTTGGATTTCAAATATTTTTGTTACTCTTGCTACAGCAATTGAGTTACCACTTGGTGTAATACCATTTGGAAAACTTAAACTCTGTATAACACTTGCACTACTTACCACGCCGTCCTTATCAACTGCTACTTGATTAGCCAACAATTCGTTTGTTAAGCCTGTTGACGATCCTGTAGTATTAACAGTAATTGTAGTTGCTGTACCAGCAAGAGAAAGTGTTTCACATAAAACTCTTGCTTGTGTACCTAGTTCATAGTTTAAAGGTGGTGCAAGTTTTGCAAGTTCGTTTGGAATGTCAGAAGTGTTTTGATTTGTCATTCCAGTTACATTCATTGTTAGCACAATAGTTTGATTAGCAATTTCTCTATCAACATATGCTTTAGTTGCAACGTCTTGTGCATCGGTTGGATCTTTGACTCCTTTAATTTGTGTTACTGGACTTGCTTCTTCGTTATCAAAAACAACATTACCCGTTCCGTGAACATCAATGTTTAAATCTGCGTTTGTTGTTACAGTTGAAATAGTATTACCGTTAATATCAATATCATCAACTTGTAACTCTGTTAGAATTCCTAAATTTGTTAAACTAGAATTAACAACACTTGCACCAAGTGTGCTTTCACTTAACATCAAGTTATTGTTAATATGGAAGTGTTTTCCGGTAGCAAGACCAAATGTATCACTTGATGTCCATGCTTGTGTACTGTTTGCCCAATTAATTGTATGATCGGTATCACCTTTAAGTGTAATACCTCCACCATCAGCAAGAACATCAGTTGGTGTATCACCGTATGCTAATTCAATATTTTTATCATTTACCCTTAGGGTGTTTGTATCTAAGTAACTTGTGCTACCACTTACCGTTAAGTCGCCACTTACAATTAAGTTACCACCTGTGGTAATTGTACTTGTTGTTTGACCTTCAAACAACTTCATTGTAAGTGTAGAACTGTCAATATCTATTGCATCTGTTAATGTTCCTGTTGCACTTGAGTTAACCTGTAACTTCCAATCTCTATCTTGCAGGTTATTTTTAAATGTTGTTGTATTGGTATTAATAAATGCTGTGAAATCGCTGTCCGCACCGATTGTTAAACCGCCGTCATTAAGAACACCAAGTGTTCCTGTTGTAATATCACTTTCGTCTGAACGTAAAAACTGTCCAGGTGCAATTCCTGCAACAGCATCTGCTGATGTTGCTGTACCGTGTAACTTTAATCCTGCTACTGCTGTACTAAAATTAAGTCCAACATTAATTTGTGTAAAACCGTTAATTGCTGTTCGAGGTGTAAATTGATATCTACTTAAAATACCAATACGTTCACCATTTACCCATAAACCTGTAATTGAACGTCCATTGTTTCCTTGGTCAACAACATTTTCAACAATCCATCCGTGTTTTCCTTCTGCTTGAGAATAAATTGGACCTGCTAAACTTAAATCAACACCATCATAAAAATATAGTTGATTTGTTTCGTTGTTAATCCAAAGGTCACCAATAACCAATCCTGGAGGTCTTGTGTCTTGTACCAACGGACCACCTGTTGGTTTAAATTCACTTCCTGTGTAAACTTTTAAACGACCTTCTAGTGTATCAAACCAAACCTGTCCTTCTAAAGGATTATCTGGTGCTGTTCTATTTGCAAAACTTTCTAATAGTTTTACTAAGTTTTCGTTTAATACTTCACCGTATCCACTGTACTTTCTACCTACAAGGGTAATATCTGTTGAAGTGTTATCAACTGTACCATCGCCTACAATGGTTAAAACTGTTCCGTCTGTTTTATTAACTGTATAACTCATTATGCCGCTGGCTCCCCTGCTCTAATAATATAATGTACCGCAAGGTATGGATTCATAACGTTTAATGTGCTATAAGGTCCACTACCAGTGGTTGTTGAATATTGTGTGCCACTGCCAAATGCAACGTTTGTTGTATCAATTGTTTCACTACCTTGTGTTCCACCTAAACTTCTTGCCGCTGTATTTGTAACTCTGTTAGCAACACCACCACCTGCATCTACTGCGATACCACCAACATCGTTTACTGTTGTTCCATTATCCATGTTATCAAGACCTAGTGGGAATCTACCACGTAAATCCGGAAGTTTAAATGTATTGGGGTTAATACCGGTACCATAAGTTGTACCAATGGTGTTATAAAGTTGTGGATATAAACCTTGTGCAACTTCTGAGCCGTCACATAACAAATATCCGCTTGGAATATCAGAAAAACTTGCAATTGGTCCTGCATAAGGCATAATAGCACCAATTGGTACCAACGATGCTCCTGCAAAGAAATTATCTCTTTGAACTTTTCTTAAACCTTGACCTGCTCTAACTATTAATAATTCATCATTGTTTTCATTTTCAGTAACTTCGGTTTGTGCAGAAATAGCGTCCTGTGTTAGTGTTACGTTAAATGTTTTTTCTGTTCCACCAGTTTGACCATCGAAACTGAATCCTGTTGAGTCAGCAACGTGTCCTGATATTTTAAAAACGGTTGAAGCAACCAGTCTGTCTGATGTACCGTTAACGTTACCAAATACATCACCAACAACTGTTCCTGTTAATCTTCCTGTAAATGTTTCTGAATAAACATTTCTAAATCTATTGTTTACTGTACCAATATCCAATGATGCATCAAATGCTTGTGTTCCATCATCGGTTGGTTGAATAGCAACAGTTCCGCTACCTGTTTCACCTACTTGAATATGTCCTTCAAATAATGCATTACCACCAACATATAAATTTTCAGCAATACCTGTACCACCCGAAACTCTTAAAGCACCTGTGGTTGTTGATGTTGCACTTTCTGTTGATGCTAATTGTAATGCTTCAGTAAAATGTCCGCTACCTGTAACATCTAATGCTACTGCCGGAGAAACTTGGTTAATACCAACACGTTTGTTTCTACCATCAACACGCATAACCGTAACAACATCTCTATCCGCTTCTGGGAATACTTTAAAATCAATATTACCATCTAGTGAGTTGTTTTTAATTACAGCATTATTACTTGCAATTTCTAAGTTGAATATTTGGTTTGCACCAACTGTAACACCACCGTCGTTTCTTACAAACAACTGACCGTTCATTGTATCTGTAATATCAGAACGAACAAAGTTATTTGCATTTACAGTTTCAATAGCAGGCTGTGTAACATTCAATGCATCTGCTTTTGTTGCTGTTGCATGAAGTTTGTTTAGTACAATACCGTTGTTATTAAAATCTGTATTTGAAATATTGATACCAGGAAACAGTTCAACAAATCCTTCAATCTTTTGTCTTGGAATAAATTGATCTTTTGAAATAATTGTTACTACTTTATCTGCAACATAGTTTTTAATAACTGTGTGAGTAATGTTTTGTGTATCAACAACTTCTTCTGCTTGAGCGCCTGCTTTAAGACCTCCTGCAAAATTAGGTCCTACCAACTGGAACTGAGCACCTGTGTAAAGATATAATTGATTATTTGTTGTATCTACCCAAACATCTCCTTTTAGAGGATTGTTTGGTTCAACAGCCTCTACGTGAACACCACCGGCTGGTCTCCAGTTACTTGCTCCTGCTGTTGAATCATTAATTTTTAATCTGTTAGTTCCGCTGTCATACCAAAGTTGTCCTTCAATTGGGTTATTTGGCGGATTATTGTCAGCGAAATTTTCTAAAATATGTAGAAAGTTTTCCGCAATCGCTTGACCGTAACTGGCTTCATTACGTCCTATAAACGTTAACGAAGTGTCAACAGTGTTACGACTATTGTCATCAATAACAATAGGATTTTTGTTAATACTATCTGTAAAGTTTACACTATATGCCATTCGTTAAATCTCGCTTATATTTGTCAAACTCTGAATTCTAATTGTATAATCAATCTGTATTAGCCTATTCAATGACTTTTGCACCGGGTGGAATACCACGTGTGTTAAAAGTCTTCCCTGGTTTGCACCGTTAGGAGTATATGCTTTTAATCCTAACTCGTCAAACACATAATTTCCATCCATGTCGGTAGAATTATCAAATGCTTCTTGACCGCTTGGCTCACCATAATCAAGCAAACAACTAATTAAAATATCTGTATATGTTGTACCAAGCGTATGTCTTGTTTCAATAAAGTTTCTGCTTGGATCTGTATTGTTAACGTTATTGTCATCTACAGTTTTATAGTATGTTTGATTGTATAAACTTGCGTTAACACCAACATTATTTGGTGTAAGATATGTAACAATGCCTGTAGGATCAACTGTGGTTCCGCCATTGCCAAAAGCCATTTCAACGATGTTACCACGTCCTTCATTACCTAGCGATTCTGCTAGTGATATACTCATATTTTCATAATGAATAGCATTTCTTTTATCCACGAACACTTTTTTAGTTTCAGGATCGTGAATTTTGATGTGACCTTCCATGAGCACACCCTGGTTTTCTGTTGGCTTTTGATACGTTTGTTTCACTTTTTTATCCTTGTCTGACATTGGTTATTCCCTAATATTTATTACAGGTAAGCCACTGGGTCTCTCCAGCAAGAACTTAGCCTGTGCAGTTTCCGCACGTTGCAATGTGGTGCCTGTTGACGCTGTATTAACGCCTTGCTCGTGCCATACTCTGCCCTGTTTTTGTATTACTTTTAGTTCTAAACCTAGTTGAGGCTCATCTCTAAGTACTAATTTATAGTAGTTTTTACCACTTGAATCGCCCACTGCTTCGATAGTAAACTCCGGTGTTTGCAATACATCACTTTCAACACCTGTGCTATTAGTTTCGTTACTATCAAATGCAATTTCAACATCATGTATCTTAATTGGATTGGTTGAAACAGTTGGTTTTTGTAGTTTTCTACCGCCTAGGTACACTTCTACTTGGTCATGTGCTTCTGCACTAGAACTTATATTAATAGTTTCAAGTACATGCTCTTTGGTACCGTTGGGTAATCCGTCTCTAATTACACCTTCGTAAACATTTACGGTTTCAATGTAAGGAACAGTTTGACTTGGTCCAGCATCAAACACTTTTGTTCCTACTGCGTAAGTTTCTTTAACTCCAGTTCCAAGTGTTCCTCTTACAATTTGTTCTAAATCATTACCGTTAATTTTGTAGAATTCAATTCTTTCTCTATCAATCCAGATAACACCTGGCACTTTGTTTTCTGGACTTGGTGTTTGCAAGAAACTTGCATCAGTTAATGAAATTTTCTTATCGGTATTTTTAAGTGCAACGGCAAGTTTTGTCGAATCTTGATCACTAATACGTTTGTAATGAGATCTGTGTAACATGTCGTTGAAAATTCTATAGCCAATTGAATCATAACTTATTTCTTCGCTGAAAGTTGTGATAACAACCCTTGAACTTGGCGTAACAGTAAACTTATCATCAATTTCAACAGTTGTATTGTTGTCTAATACCTTATAATCTCTTTCTGCTACTATAGGTGTTCCGTCAATTTCAACCCAAATATAATTAGAATCGATAGCAGGACGACTTAACGTATAAGTCCCACCAAGTTTTCCTGTATACACTTCTTTTCTAATCAAATTAGCATCATGATTTGTAAACGTTGTTACTTGATACTCTGTATTAGTTGGTAACTCTGCTCTATTTTTTAGTATAACAAGATTTGCTTCAGTATCTCCGGCACTATCACCTGTTACACTTACTTCATATTCATGATTTCTAAGTATTGTGATAGCAATAGCATCGCCTGAATTTAAAACATTCTGGTTAAATGTTACCAAGTTTGTTTGTGTGTCAAAGTTAAAGTCTCTAATTGGTACCAATTTAATTCCGTTTAGGTGAACTTCAATCTCACCCAATGCTAGGAAGAATGTAGGATACTCTGGATCTTGACTTACCGTATAACTTTGTGTTACACCGTTGCTTACATAGTAAACAGTGTCTGGTGGTAACAGTCTAGTAATGGTTCCTGTGTCTAAATCTTTTACTTCTGCAATTACCATATTATGATAAGGAGCAATATTTCCAGGAATATTTGTAAGTCTATAAGACATAGTGCTACCGTCATCGGTTATAGATTCTTTAATAATCTCACTATATGTTTTTTCGCTTGTACTAAGTGCAGTAATTTCAATAATAGATCCTGATGAAATAGCATCTGGCGGATTAGTTAACAGTATTTCAGCACTTCCTGTATCAGCATCTTCTAAAATTTGATAATCTTGTCTTACACCGTTAACAGTAACAAACGCACTTTTTACATCATCGTAATTTGCTGTTAATCTAAATGTTGTAGTTGAATCATCATTTACAAATCTTTGTCTTTCAAGAATATTTGCACCACCAACATTTAAGGTTTGTATTGTTACAAGTTCACCGATTTCCGGAGCATCAACAAAATCAATTTCTTTGTTCTGATAATCAATTGTATAATCAATGCCATTTTCTAAATAAACACCCGCGACTGATACAAAGACACTGTCTTGTGTGCCAGGATAAAGGTCAAATCCGTAATTACGCTTTATACTGTTACCAAAGTATCTATTTGTTACGATCAATGGTGATCCGTCAGCAGGTGAATTGTAAATTTGCATACTTAATGAATCAAATACCTGTCCTGGAACAACTTCTTCTGGAGCATGGCTTGTGTCTGGTGTTACAAATCCATCACCATCAATGCTAATATCTTCTGGGCGTGTACCTGTTGCTGTGCTGTAACTAAAGTTACCACCTTGAATAATTGCATCAAGGTTGTTTACGTCTGTTGGAACAAGACTTCCGTCTGATTCTTTTTGTCTAAACACAACAAGAGTTCCATCTAGTGCCGCAACACCTAGTGTAAATGTATCCGTATTACCGTCACCAACAATAGTAGGTGTGTTTGTAGGATCCTGTCTTACATTATCAAAGTAAACATTTATTTCCTGTCCACTTTCTGGAGTGTACGGTAGTGTAAATGTTGTTGTTGTTCCATCTGCACGGAACGCATAATCTGTATTAGTTCCTGAGAATGTATCCCAACCATGACTAAACCATGGAAGGCCATCCCAACCAACGCTAATATCAAACTCTAATCCTTGTACTTGAACGCCATCATATTCAACACCAGTCATTAATTGTGCTGGATCTTTACCAAGCATACCTGCTGTTGGTTGATAATAGTAATCAATTCTATCAGTTGCCTGCATTAGATCAATTGATTTCTTATATGTAATGCTAACATTTGCGTTTGCACCCGGAGGTGTATTAAAGATAATGTAACCTTCTTTCTTTTTATAGGTTGCATCTTTTGCTGTTACTATGCTAACTTGATAATTTTCAATATAAACAGTTTCATTATTGATGTTAATATCAATTTCACGCTTATCAAGCGTTGGTAAGTAAGTCAACTTAAACTTAACTTGACCAGAAGTTGCAGTAAATGTATCTGTTTGTGTTTGTGTTTGTATAATTTTCTTACTGCTTAATCTATCAAACGCCATATTAACAGTGTTAATTCTAACTTTTTTGTTTTCTAATATAGCATAAGCAAGTGCAGATTTAGTAACCGCATCTTCTCCGCCGCCGCCAGCAAGTGTAACCGTTGGAGCACTTGCGTATCCGCTACCAGGATTTGTAACTATAATCTCTCTAACAATACCTCTTGAAGTATAAGCAACTGCGGTTGCATCAACAACTGCATCTCCAGGTAAAGTTTTATTTCCATTTGGTAGTATTGGTGCACCATAATAGGTAGGACCAATAATATAAGGATACACTGCTTTATCAACGTCTGCAGGATCAACGGTTATAAAGTAAGCGTATGTACCATCTGGATACTCCGGAGTGTTACAAGTTCTACCGTTGTGTTGATCTAGATCACCTAACCCAGCAACATATTCAAAATCTTCAATGTATCTTCCATCAGGATCGCTACCGTCTGCACGTGGAGTAGTCTTAAGTCTGTAACTAGACTGCATAACCCTTGGATTTGATCTGCCTGTTGGGGTGTCCCAACCATATGGACCGTAAATTGGATATCCATCAAGTGCATAACCTAGTAAAGGTGAGTGATTGTTTTCATCTTTTGTATACATCAAACGTGGATCAGAGTGATAATGATAAACACCATTCTCTTGTGGATGTCCACTACCGTCATCTATTCCCAATTCTTCATGATTTTCTACAGCATTAAGTTCATACTCAACACCATTTCTTACTTCACTAAGTGCCGCTTTTGGATTGTAGAAAACAACACCATTAACAGCAACACCAATTTCTCCCAGCGGTGTAGCAACTTTATCGATTGCTTCAACAGGTGTGCGTGTTATTTCAAATGTAAAGTCCTGTGCTGTAACAGTATTCACACCAGGATTTCTAAGGAAACCGTGATCAGGTATGCTTGTTGTTTTAACAAAGAACCTTGTGTCAGTATAGTCTGTTGTAACCAACGGTCTAAACTGCGATGTTTGAGTAATTGTAGGCTTGTTTGTACGGCCGCCACTAATAACAACTATTGGTGGTTCTGTATACCCTGCACCCTCGTCGGTTACATCTATTCTTCCAATGCTAAACTTATAATTATCAAACCAATTTATGTAAGGTTGTTCACTTATCTTGTCATCTGTAATTTTAACAGCAACAAATTTCTTATTTTCTTCATCCCAGTAACTAGGAAGATCAAAGTCTGTTGTTCCGGCATTTACATTTTCTAAACTTTCATAGTTGTTAATAAAGTTTCTAATAACAGTTTTATAAGGTTTAACTTCTTTAACATAACTTTCAATATAACCAGGATCACTTATTTTGTAGTTTAATTTTCTACTTAGAGTTCCAAGGTTATTTGTAATGTTTATGAAACTAGATTTAAATGCCCAATCAACAAAACTTTGTTCACTAAACACATGTCTTATTGCAATAAAGAATAGTTCATTCCAGTTGGCTTTTAGATCATCTACAAAGATGTTATCTCTAATGGTTTCTAGAATTTTTCTTGTTTCAGTAATTGGCTCACTATCAAACAAATTAACATCATAATTTTCTAAACCTGCAAAACCAAAATTTAGTTCTTGGTAATTGTAAATGTTGGTATTAATTTGTATTGTTGATTTTGCTTTGTACATTAAGTCATAATCATCACTAAATGTACCATCAGCAATAACCTTACGCAGAATCATTTTGTTGCCGTCACCTGCGTTATCTATCTGTACTAATTCTCCTAATTCTGGAGTAATTGTGTTTAATTCGTATGGTGCTGTAATTTTGTGATTAATAATTTCGTCTACTGTAAACCCATCAACAACGTAATCTTTATAACTCCAGAATCTATTTAGATTATATGTTTGTGTATTAGTTCTTGTCCAGTTGTTTACAGAACTTACCCATTCATATAAAGACCAATTATTATTTGCAGTTTCATCAACTGCTACTAAAACTTTAAACGGTCTAATTTCTAAATTTAAGTAACTGTAGTTTGTTCCCTTTTTAAGAACATCAATCGAAGTTACTCTTCCTCTGCTATCAATATTTGCTTTAAGTTTAGCACCCGAACCGTCTCCTGTTAATGTAATCTCAGGAGCATTAACATATCCGTATCCTTGGTTGTTAACAGTAACTTTAGTAACTCTACCATTAACAAGAGTTGCTGTTGCTGTTGCTGTAACAAGATCTTGTGTACCAATTTGACTTATTTCTGCAAAGTCGTCAACTCTTACGTCCCATTTACCTGTTCCCGATCCTGGTTCAGGATCTTTTTCAAACAAAGGTTGAATGTTTTTAGTGTCAACAACTCTAGTTTTACCCATTACATCATTACAGTATGTAATAATAGTTTTTAATGCTTTTAGTCTATCAGCAAAGATGCTCTGTCTTGGGCGTATTTGTAGTCCATATTTTCTTGTTGCTGGCAATGCTGGGTCAGGTACAGGGTTTCCTTGACTGTCATACCCCACCAAACTATCAATAAGTTTTTTAACTAATAGTTCGTTTTCAATTTTCTTAGTTTGTTTTTCACCAATAAGTTGCCATTCGTTGTGCTCTGGTATGTCAGTTTCAACATTTCTATATTGAATATTTAGATTAATATTTAAATCGTCGAGAGTTGTTTTAACATTGCTTATACTAATAGCATTTTTGCTCAATAGTTGAATGCTTTTTATTCCATACGCTTGAGGATCTTCAATAATATTCGCAACTTCTACAGCAGGTAATTTTCTATTTGCTACATCAGGTGTTGTAATTTTATTTTTAACCCAATAGTAATATCTTGTTTCAAACCCACTTGTGTTTCTATTATAGATGTTTTTAGTTACATAAATGTCGTCACCATACTTAGGTGTTCCGCTAAATCCTAGGCTGGTTCCTTCAACCGTTCCAGAAAGTTCTTCCCATTCACTTGGTAGTAGATCTGTTTCTACCCATTCATAAACATCAACACTTGATCCTGGAAATAATGTTCCCCAGTTTGTTTTTCTATATTCTGTATCACCTTGTTCATACCAAACATAAGCAACCGTGCTTAAATCCCACCAAAGTTCTCCTACATGTTCTTCTGTCCATGCCGTGGTAGGTCTTACGGTTACACTATTATCGCCTTGTGTATACGAAGCAGGATCAACGTCGGACTTGTATGAAATTTCTGCTTCTGCTAGGTAAGGAATTTTTCCTTTAGCAGGATCAACAGTTTCAAGGAAATCTTTAACTCTATTTGTTGCTGTATTATATGTAAATGTTTTCTTGACACTGTAAGGATCAACTGGATCTTCTTGTACTCTTAGTTTGTTCCAGCCACCTGTTTTAACTTTTTGGAAAGACCATAAAGCACCTAGTGCACCTGTTCCATATTGATCATGATTAGGAGCACCAATTAATAATGAATTATTTGTGTAGTTCATTCCCTGACCAAAAGCATCAAAACTCTTTAATGTTTCTGAGTTAACCTTTTGACCAAAGACAAATTTAGTATTCAATAACGAATATGTAAACACCGTACCACTTGCATAATTTTCATCAACAAGTTTTAAACTGTTAGCATCAAATGTTGTTTCTAGTGTTGTTTCTTCTAGACTGCTATCTTCTAATCTTGTGTATTTGTCAAATGATGTTGATAAAACATTTCTGCCGTGTTCACTCCATACAGCAAATCCGTCACCTGCAGGGTTAACAGAAATATTTGAACCAAATTTTTCTTCTAGTTCTTTTAATGGACTGAAGATTGTTTGCTGATATGTATAAAGATCTTGACTGCTATCGTCGCCTGTTTTCTTAAAGTAGAAAACTGCGCCGGCATTGATATTGCCAGCATCTTCGAAAGGAGCACTTATTATTAATGTGTTTCCATTCTCACTCATTGATACTGCATATCCAAACTGATCACCTGCATCAATTTGATCAAACGTTGCAGAACTAATAGTTTGTAGCAATTGATATTCGTTATTATGTAATCTGTAAACAAACACCGCACCCTTGCTTGCAGAACTATCGTCACTTTGTAATTCGTATCCTGGAGCACTTACAGCAATTAACGATAGGTCTTTGGTTCCTGTCATTGAAGTACCAAATCTATCTCCATCTCTGCTATTAGATATGCTTAAAATATGATGATCACTTATATTCCAATCTACTGTGCTACCATCGGCAAGTGTTGTCTTATCATAAATGTATACTTTACCTTGATGTGCTGTTTTTCCAGGGGCTCCAACTAAGAGTTTTGTATTTGAAACTAATAAACTTGTTCCAAAGAATGCATCTGTTTCAGGTTCACTACAACCGATAACATAATTTCTTTTGAAAAGATTATCTTCAGTATCATAGGTATGTAAAGTAACAACACCTTCACGTGAAAAGTCACTTGGTATTGCTGTAAAATCTCCTATGCTTACCCTAAAGTTATCCTTGTAAGAACTATCATCAACGGCTTTAAAGTTACTTGCTGTTGGGGCGCCAGCCGCTAGTACCGAACCGTCGTTGCTTAATGCAAGACTTGTTCCAAGTGCAGGACGACCTGCATCACTAACAATATTGTCACTGGAGTTATCACTAATTGCAAAACCTTGTGTAGTTTGAAGTGTTCCAATGCCTGTGTTAAATTCTCTGCCAAGCACATAAATTTGTCCTTCATCGCCAAACCCGGGTGCCGCTACTACAATTAATCTACCGTTATCTGCTGAAGCAATGTTATAACCAAATTGCTGTCCAACTATTGGATTAGGACCTGACCATTTTTGTTCAATAAATGCATCTATCTTTTGATATACTGCCCACTTGCCAGTTCCGTCATCGTCAGCAAATACCAATGTTCCTGTTGTTATTTTAGAAACATTTTTTAAATCATTAATATCGTCTGGATTTGTAACCCTTAGGCTTAAAAACTCTAAAATTGTGCCGCCGGCACTGTCTTCAAGTGTTGCACTTGTGTCGTTACCAATTACCTTAAATCTAGTGGTTGATAATACTTCGTCAACCAAGTAAACATTATCAACATCATCGTTGAAATTTTTAACACTAATAAGTTGACCTTGTACTAAGTTATGATCAATATCAGTATTAAGTGTTATCTTACCATCAAGAAAGTCAGTTTTTAAATCATCTGTTTGTACAACTCTTGCTGGAATGGCTTTTAATTGATAAACATTCCAATCTTTGCTTTTGTCTTTTGCAACCCAAATAATATCGCCGTCATCTAGTTGATTAATAATGCTACTACCAACTAGATCATTGTAACTGAATGCTGTTGTTGGAATATCGTCAAGTCTAGGATATCCTGCAACAGGAAGTTTATTAATATATGTGCTTGTAATACCATCTGTTGCACTGAGTGTTGTTACAGGCCAAGGATTATTATCATAGTCCGCAGGTTTTACAGCAATCTTATTTGCTAACAACTGGATATTGTTTCCTGGTGTTGAGTTTGTTGTAACCGAAGAAACAAAATCATATGCTTGTGGATTGTCAACGTTTAATGTTTCATCAAGTGTAAAATCAATTTCTTTTACAGTTGATGTGCTTCCTAAACTACCAACCTTAAATGCCCATTCTTCATCATAAGTAACATCTGTTTGTACGTCATCAACTTTTAAACGACTTATTTTATCAATAGCGTTTGCTGTTCCTTTTTCTTTGATAAATCCTTGATAAAATTTATACTGTGAAACATTATCCTGAATCAAATTATCCAAGTAAAAACGTTTTTGATATCCTATTAAATGTTGTGAAAGTTCTGACGTTGTTACATCAAATGTTTCTGTGTCTAGATTATAAAAGTCTTGGAAGTTACTAATTTTAAAATCCAAGTTTGGTAATAGTTCTGCTTTAGGTTCATTTTCTAAATAGATCCAGTCACTGTAATTAAAAGTTTCTACACCAGGCAAAAATGATTTTGCAGAGTAATATTTTGTTTTGTATTTTACAACATCACCAAGATTGTAATCTCTAAATTGTTGCCACGGACTAATTTTTGCTTCATCGTATACAAAGCCAGGAGAAAATAAATCACCGTCCCAATCTGTGGTTTTAAATCCAATTAATTTTATTCTTTCTTGTCTATAACCCGCTTCTTGGTCATACACAATATCACCAAAAATTGTTTTGTCATCTAGTACAACAACATGTTCTTTCTGAATTAGATTTAATTGAATATTATAAATTCCTTGTTCTGTATCTTTTGTAGATAAACTAAACAAGCCTTCGCCACGCACGGTTGAAATATTTGCACGAGGCAACGGACTTCCGCCGGCAGTATAAATTGTATATTCATAGAAAGTATCTAAAACGTTATCAACTTGTCCTGTTCCGTATTGAAACTTAACCTTTTGTGCAAAAGGTGACAATGTAATAATGCTTCCTTTACCCCATGCTTGTGTTGTCCAGTATAAAAATTCTTTTCCGCTAAACGACCAATTAGATAATTCTCCTAGTTCGTTAACTCTTTCATCAAACACAAAGCCAATGCTTTCAAGATATTTTTCATAACCAATAATGAGATTATAAACTTCTTGTACATTAGGAAGAACAATGTTATATGGAATTTCTGTTACAGTTTCCTCAAATCGTCTTGGTTTTTGTACACTGGTTCCGCCAGTTAATGGCAACTCTGCCAGTCTAGTATATTTTGATTGATCAAACGTAGTTCCGCTTGTGTGGTCTTCTTTAACTCTAAAATAAGAATCTTCGTATTGTACAATTTGTCCAATACCATAAAACTTATTTTCTTGCCAAAGAACAAACTTTGCTGTGGTACCACCAACCACTTCGGCAGAATCTCTTTCTGAAAGTATTGGTTTAAAGATTTTAAACACAGGCTGATATTTGTCATATCCTTTTACAAGATAACCGTTGTCTGTTTTTTCAACAATTATGCCTGACATTTTTGCAGTAAACACAGGATTTGATTTTCTAAAAGTTATTTCGTAATTTTCTTGAGGTAGGAAAACACTCTTATCAGGACTGTTAGGATTACTGCTTTCTAATAATATACGCAATCTTTCTTTGTTTACAAAAGCACCTGTTTTGTAAGTTAGATTCATGCTGGTATTAGATAATCTGTCGTAATAACCTGTTTTAACGTTTTGGCCTTTGTCTTTCAAATAATCAACAACACAAACATGATACCCTGATCCAAAATATCTTATATCATTATAATAAAGATTATGAATTTTAATATCTGTAAAGTCAACTATCTTTCCTGTTGACTTGTATACTGTGTTACCGCTAGGTGATACAATATTTTGACTTGTGTCAAACTGTGTCGTTAGATAGTTTGCTGGTTTTAATAATGCTAATGCAATTTGTTCAGCAAACGGATACCAACTACTTGATCTCCATGCATATTCTGAAGGACCACCGTCTCCAAATACCCAATCATTGTTTAAATTTGTGCTAATAAATCCTGCAACCATGTTTGCTTCAATTGGAGATAATAACTCTCCGTATTCGTTCACAGGAAGTATTTTGCTTAAACCTGGTCTAGCATAAATTAAATTTTCTTTGCCAGTACCAAAATCAAAACCCTTTTCTAAATCATTCCATAAAATTTTGTTTCCGTTTGTGTAAGGTGCTGGACCATATCGGTCTTCCCACCAAGATGGTTTTTCACTATAACCTATCATTTCCCATGGATCTGTATGAGGTCTATCTGTATCAAAAAACTGTTTGTAAATTTGTCTCCAATATCCAGGCAAACTTTCGTTGTTAATAGTATCTGATGTATTATCAAGATTATAAGAGAAAACGTCACCTTCAACAGATGTTGTATTTGTCAAATAATCAATTTCATAAAAATTAGCCCAATAACCAAAATCATCTCTTAAGATATCTATATATTGATCGTAATTAAATTCTGTTTTTCTAAAAGCACCGGGTCTAAATTCGTTGTTATCAAAAACATTTCGTTTGTATTCTACTTTAATATTATTGTAAATTCTTTTTTCTAATTCTAAAAGAATATCATCACGATAATCATTGTAGGCTACTGTTTTACTTCCGTCGTGTCCCTGGATAACTTTAGTTGGTGTTACGTAGGTATTGTCAACATAAATCTTAGGAGTATACTTAGGATATAATCCAAGTTTTGTTGGTGTGCTAGGAATAGCATTACCTACAGTTTCATATTCATAAACAACAACCTTATCACCAATTGATGTATCTCTTTTAAGAATAACAGTATTATCCGTTAAATCAAACTCATAATCAACATCATTAATTAGATGCTCTCCATTATAATAAACGTAGATACTTCTATTGCTTATCTCTGTTAAATTAAAATTACTTTGAATTCCAAAAACTTGCTGTTCAAATGTTGTAACTTCATATTCTAATTTTGTAAGAGTTTTACCGTAACCTGCCATATCACTATAATAATATGGACTATTAACATTGCTGTTTAAGGAAAGTTTATATAAAATATCGTCAACGTCATCTCTTGGTAAACCGCTAATTTCAACCTGTTCAAAAGTTTCAATAAATCTTTGTTTAAAAATATTATAATCTACAGAATTTTTTCTAATAGCCTTTATAACATTTGTTTCAGAATCTATTAATCCAAACATTGCCGGAAGTAAACTACCTTGATGTTTTACATATCTATTTCCTTTTTTGTATAGATCTTTAATATCTCTAGCATTAGAAGTTAAATTGAATTTCCCTTGAACCCTTTTATCATTTGTAAAAATTGTATTAACATGATCTGTTATACTTCCAAGTGTAAATGTTTTAAGATCATTATTTTCACTGTTATTGGTTAAGTTAACAGGAGGCTCATAAAATCCAAAATCTGTTGGCAATCTATCTGTTAAAATTTTTGTAATTATTCTAGAATTTGTTGGTATCGCTTGAACAAAATCAATAAACAACTGTTTACTGTTATCACTTCTTCTAGTTGTAAAACCAGTTGTTGGTTTAAGAACATCACCATTTACTTGAACAACTATATTTTCAGCACCAATGTATAATCCTGGATCCTGAATTGCTGTTACTTCGATAAATGGTGTTTCTGCAATAGTATCATTTAATTGTACTATTTCTTGCCTTGTTTTTTCGTCAACAAGACTCCATCCTGATTCAAAAACACTTTCTGTAAGTGATTTATTAATTTTAATACTGCCACTTGCTGTATCTTGTAAAATATTTTGATTATTATTTGTATATACAAAAGTAGAATCGTCCCAATCAAATTCAAAAACAATATCACCAATGTTGTTTACATTCTGATATTCAATTGGAAATCCTAAAATAGGATCATTAGCACCCGATCCTTGTTTATAACTTACAAGTTCATTTCCTTTAAAGTTTTCAATACCGTATGTAGAATCAGCAAAACTTACACCCTGTTGATCATACAAATCAAATAATGGTGCTTGATTAATTGTTGTTTTCTGCTGTGCCTTAATCCATTGTGTTCCATTAAAGTACCAACTGGTTCCTTTGTTACTAACACCTTTGGTTACAACAACACCTTGTCCTTGAACAGGCACATCAACTTCTTCTAAATGTAATCTGCTTTTTCCGCCATGCTCAACAAATTGAACTTCGTAAATTTTTCCTTTAACAGTTATATCTGGGTCAGCATTAAAACTTACTCTCATGCCTGCTGTTAGATCAATCTGATCAACATAATAACCTATTTGTCCTTCGACATCACTAAAGACATCTGTAGTAACAGTATCAATAAGATCAATGTTTCCTAATCCTTCTACGGCAAAGTTATGCAATTGAATGTTAGGTAAAAATTCTATAATAGGTCTTTTAGCACGTTGGGTTTCATCTAACACAACTGTTGTATTGTTGTACTTTGCTGTTTGCTCAATAACTTCTTTATGAAACCATCTATTGTATCTAGTCCATGGGTTCTTATCAATACTGGCGCGATTAATTGTTACATACTCTGGAGTTTCGGGTGAACTTTCTGCGTCGTCGTAAGGTGTTTCATCAAACGCATCGATATCAAACTCGTAATCAAAGTTTTGACCGTATCCTTCAGGAGTGTCAAATTCGCTTACTGGTAAAAGTTTAATTTTATCCCCAACACCTTCAACATAAAAGTTTTTATTTTTATATGTGCTTGGTGTAACATTACCATCAAAATTTACCTTTAATCCATTTGTAAATTTAACACCATTAGAACTTGTATATTCTGATTTTCCTAAAATCTCAGTTGGAATGTTTATGTTTAATTCATCTTCAGCATTTTTAATTTCAAAAATACCCTGCATTTCTTGATGCACACCGCAGGTATAATAAAGTATATCTGGAGCACCTTTTGGTATTGTAAAGACTACCGCACCGTTTTCTGTACCGTTATTAGTGATACCTTCTTCGTATTGATCTAATGCACCTGTAGTCTTGGCAAGTTTGATATAAAAAGGATGTCCTGGTGCATTAACTTCGAACTTATATGTTGCACCTCTAAATAATTTAATAATAGGATTAGCACTACTACCGTCTGGAGTAAACACCCATGCATCTGAATTTTGATTTGTTACTGTGAAAGCACTAACAGTACCTTCTGCTAATCCAGTAATAGTTACAGGACTAGGACCTTGTGGTAACCAATAATACTGTCTATAGTTTGAAATCTTGTCAAAGTCAATATGAGGATTCCAAGCATAGTATTTGCTTGAAAACAATTTATCATGGTTATCTGTATTTGAATTAAAATAATTTAATTGATTAATTAAATCATCATATGTTGCTAACCATTCAGTCCTGTCATCAAAATCATCTCTAATAACAACACTTGGTAAAAGATTGTATCTTCTTCTGTTTGATGTTGGTTCAGGAACATATCTGTCCTCTGGTGTTACTGTTTTAGAATATCTACTTCCAACAAATCCGTTGATTCTTTCTAATTGTCCTTTTGAAATTAACGGATCAAGTGTCGAGCCAAGAAACTTTTTATTTGCTTCTGTTCTAAAGAACATAGGCAATAGTGCGGAACTATTTCTATATTTGTCCTTGTTAGTTGCATTAACAGGAGTGTTGCTGTTGTCGCTGTAAGCCATTAGTAAGTACTACCTCCGCTACTTGAAGTGCTAGTTGAAGTAACGGAAACTGTACCTACTTGATCGACGCTACTTACAACATTACCAGATGCTTGTAAATTTGCGGCTGTTAAACTATCTATAATTTCAACGTTATCTACTGTAGCACTGCTAATAAAAATCTCATCTGATTTGCTTGTTATTTGGAACAAGGATCCAAATGCTTGACTATTGCTACGAGGAACAATAACAATATTTGCTAAATCCGGCGCCATTTGATTATGAACATACGTTGCTAATTCTGTAAAGAAGAATGTATCACCAAAATCCCAATTTTGAATATCAAAGAATTCATTTATTGCGGATATCACACCCGACTTCAATTGATTATCACTAACTGTACTTTGTTTTGATCTTACAATTTTAAATTGTGATTGTAAATCTGTATCAGCATTTGCTCCAAATAATTCTCTATATTTTACAGTATGAAAAATTAACGTATCACTGATTGATTTAACTTTTTCCAATGCTGGTTCAAACTGACTTCTAAGTTGTTCCGAAGTTGGTTCTTCTGGTTGTGTTCCACCATTCTTAATATAGTATCTGTAAGAATCATCGTATGCTTCTGTAAGAATATATAAATCAATTATATTTGTTTTGCTTGGATCTAATCTTCTATCATTTTCTGCATTATGAACATACTGGAATTTAATTCCATCTCTACCAGGTTTTGCAAAATAAGAATTTTCTAAATCTAATGAACCTGTTGTTGAATTATAACTTTTTACAACATTTTCTGTTGAGCCATAAAAATAAAAAAGTTGTCCATTTGTATAATCACTAAGTGCAGGAATACTGCTTTCATTGTCAAAAATTACAAAGTTTGTTGCAGAAACTTTTTTTGCAACCGTAATATTATCAACCACAGTGTTTTGGAAGAAAACAAATTTGTCTCTGTAACCTCTACTGTCTGTAGACTCTGGTGCAACAATGTTAATAAAACTATCAGGATCGTCGATCATTCCGTCATCGTCGGAATCATATAAGTTAACTTCTACCCTATTTGTTTCCTCAAACCCGTCAGCATTTCTAATAGTACCCGTAATTTCCCATGGATAATCTTTTGTTAATATTGTATCCAATATTGGATCTTCGTTAACTTTTAAAATTTTAACCTGATCTTTAATAACCAATCCTGTTTTAGGATCATATGTTTTTCCTCTAGCATCAACATAAAATTGTACCAGATCTTCACTTTCAAATCTATAATCTAAACCTCGATAGGTAACTGTATACGTTTCACCGTCTGTTTCAAAAAGCACAAACCAACTTTTATCTGCTTTTGTGCCTGAAATATCACCTTCTCTATCTAAACTAAAAGGATCAATGGTGTTTACATTTGCATTGGTTACAATCTTCCATGTAAGTGTTGATTGATCATATCTGATACCAAAGTTTTTATAATTGAACACTAGATCAACAATTTCTGTTTCAATGTCACTTGGTAAATCAGTAACAATGTTAGGAATAATTTCGCTTGGAATAGCAAGTGACGTAATAACTTCACTTAGAATAATTGGTCCTGTTCCGTCATCTAATGCACCAAGGCCGCCGTTTGATCCATCACCAACAACATTTAAAACCTTAACCCATATGTAATCTCTGGTTGTTTTTGTTTTTGTTGTTGTTAACTCGCCGTTAGGTAAAAAATATCTGCCTGACGGTGGAACAAATTTAATCATTGCATCTGTTGCAATAAATTTAAAATTGTTTCCTGTAAACGAACCAACAGTAATAGGTGCTCCGTTAACTGTATTTCTAAAATAACCTGTAACGCCGCCGGTTGTATTAGTCGATTTTACCCAATCAATATTAAGTCCTGTGGTGTTTACCCTTGGAAACTTATCATAGTAAAAACTCTTTGTTGCAATTCCAGCAATAATGGGTTCAATTCTATTTCTTAAAACACCTAACACATCATTTCTAGATGAAAATGTAAATGCGAAGTCAACTTCAAAATCGTTTTTGTAAATTATTCCGTCATCTGCAATAATGTTTGTGCTTGAATATTTTCCTGTTGGATCTTTAATTTCAAACTGTCTACTAATTCCACTGCTTGCTCTGTTAACTGCCTTTGCTTTAACAATTTGTGGACTAGAAGTTAAAGGAAAAGTATTATAGTCTTCTCCTGTTACCATTCTGTTTTGTGTATAATAAGCCTGAGGTGCATTACGCTTGATGTTCTCAACGCTTTCTGTTGCACTTGCATTTGTTACTGTTGTTTGTAAAGCACACTGTAAAGTAAGAGTATTTTCTTGTCCTGTTTTACTTGTGTAACCAATTTCAACAACAACGTTTTGCATGTCTGCAGGTCTAATTGTATATGTTAATCCGTTTGAGATTCTGTAATATGTTCTAAAGTTTCCGTTAGGTAAATCACCAAAATTACCATCAGCAAAATTTAAACTAACTTGATCTAAATCTCTAGAAACTACGGTGTAAATTTTTCTATTGCTGTTTGCAACAGAATTATAAATTGCATTACTACCTAACACACTGTCTAATTTGGTCCATTCGTTTGCAAAATTACCAAACTGATCAAGTTCCCATAACCAAACATCTGAATTATTAATATTTGGAGTATTCAAGTTAATGATTTCGTTATTTGATGGATCATTAATTGTAAACAACGAAGTTACCAATGTACCTTGTTTGAAATTTACAAAGAATCCTGTGTTTTCTGAACTGTTACCTTTTTTATCATTTCTATATAACAAACCAAATGTATTTGCTGGCAATGGTGTTTCTTCGTAAATTGATGTTGAATCAATTCTAGAACTTACAATGTCAAAAGTTGTTTGTGTTCCATTAATAGTTTTGTCAAATGAATAAACAGGAATGTCTGTGTTATTACTGTTTAACTTGTATAAATCTGTTTGTATTCCACCTATAACCTCAGATGCATTTGGTTTGCCATATACCGTAGATCCTGAAAATGCATTATTCATAATAGTAAGTGTCTGTTCTAGCCAATTAGCATTTGAATCATCATTCCAGGTAATAAATCTATTTCTCAAAGGAGTTCCTGTGCTGTCAGTGAGATTTTCTGTGGTTTGAACTCCTGTTACTTTTAATATTCCGCTTGCACATTCATTTCTTTTGTTGTTATATCCAACAAGTCTAGCAAGTCGTAAAACACTTTCTTTTTTCTCAGCGGTTTCAATAAAGTTTTCTCTAGCATTTAGATCAACTCTGTAACTTAAACTTTGTCCTAAAAATGCAATAACGTCAATAAGTGCAAGATATTCACTTGATTCAATATAGTCATTGTAATCTTCTGGATAATTCTTACGTAGGTAGTTGATCATTGTCCTACGAATAGTAGGAAAATCATATGCTGTAAAGTCTGCGTCTGTAAATGATCGATAGATCTTAGACCAGTCTTCTGTAAGTAAAAGTGAGTTTTGTCTGTCGTAACTTGCCATGCAAATATTTACCTTAAATTATAAACTGCGTATATTATTACAGAGTTAGCAAACCATTTTCACGATCAAAGGCTAAGGTCATAGTTTCTACCTTATCGTAAGCACTAAATTCAAGTTCTACTTGTACTTGTATTCCATATCCTTGTTCTTGTATTATAATATCACGTGCTACTACCCTAGGATCTGCCTTAATAACCGCAGTTACATCGGCCATAATTTGTTCTCTAACATCATCTGTAAGTGGTTCGTATAGTGTACTCCATATTGAAGTACCAAAATTTGGATTGTAAATTCTTTCGCCTTTTCGTGTGTTAAAATGGTTAAGAATATCCTGTTTTATAAGTTCGGTATCGTATAAAGAAAACGTTTTTGACGTTTGATTTACCGTGGATACACCTTTATAAAACTGCGATACCTTTGTAGCGTTGTTAACGTTAGTAAGGTTTGTTTCAATGTTAATTTCTTTATACTGTGCCATAACTCTATTTACCGCTAACTTCTATGTCGGTGTAACTACTTGTTGTGCGTTCTTTATCTCTGCCTTCATGTCCCGACCAAGGTTCATGCATTGGTATGCGTTTCATTATGCTAATCAATGGTGTATCAGATGCGTAGTAACCCTCTTTCCATTCTAAGGTGTTGTCAACTTTTTCATTAGGGAATACTCCTAACGCTGGAACGTTGTATGGCATTTCAGCACCTGTGTCAAAAGGTATTAGTGCATCAGGTGTAGGTATGCCCAATGCTGATATTACAATAGGTTCTGCCGGTAAGGCACCAGGTCCTGGTAAGTTAAGATGTACTTGAGCACCATCGACATAAACATTCGCTGTTGATTTTATATCAATTGTATCTGTAACTGCGACAACTTCTACTTTACCCTCAAAAGTTGTCAACCTAATATCGTGCTTACTATTAACTTGAAACTTTGCTGGAAGTGGTCCAGCAATGTTTGTATCAATTTTAAAATCACCATGAACTGTTTGCGGTGTAACTGGAGGAACCAATTCCCAATAAAGACCCGGTGCCGGCGGCGCTGGAGCATTATTGCTAGACGGTAATGTTGTTTGTGTTAATGCCTTAAAGAACTGTGTTGCAAAAACAACAGTGTTGCCTTTATAATATGTTCTCTGAGGATTGTAAGTTGGTTTATTCCAAATTTGGTTTTCAAACACATTGGTCTTAAATTCAATACCAGTTCCTGCACTGTAACGTTGACCAAACTGTGAAACCAAATCAATTTCACCTGTTCGAACTCTTGTGTTTAGTTTATTGCTAATATCTAAGTTGTTAGTGCTTAAAGAAAAATCAGAAGCGGCTATTCTTGCGTCATCAGACTGGATATCCAACGGTCCCCTTGTTTCTAATCTACCATTAACTTTTCCAAGCAATCTTAATTCACTTGCTTCTAGATAAGTTCTTTCTGTTCCTTTTAGATTTAGGTTACGTCCTGCTTCAAAATTAATATCTCTATCTGCACGAAAATTAAAGTCTGCTTCTGTATGAATGCTTACACTGTCTTTAGCATAAACATCAATTTTTCCATCGGCTGTCATTTCTATCCAAGCACTGCCTGATTGATTTGCAATATAAACTATTTCTTCGGTGTCATGTAAAAGTATCTGTGCACCTTTGCTTGATCTAATTCTAATTAGATTATTTTCATCAGCAACATCACCGTCGTCCATTGTAAAAGTATGGCCGCCTAAATTAGTAATCCTTCTTTCTCTTTTATCTTTTTCATACTTTACAACAGTTTCAACTAGATCTTTCTTTTTTGCAAACTTTCCTGGAGTATTGAATCCTACCATAGATGTTCGAGAATCTCTTAATACACTAGAAGTCGTTTGTCCTCTAACTGTATCAACTAGCAATCCTTGTTTTTTTAAAACATCAGCAAATGGGTGTATTGCTCTTTTTAATTTTGTAGGTTCCGGTGTACCGTCATCTGATGGATGATGTTTTTCTGATGCAGGCAACCCAACACTGCTTGCATACTCATCTAGTTTACTTTTTTCAGCGGCTATATTTGAGTCTGTTGCAAAATCTGGAATAGTTTTTCCTATACCAACCGGTAAAATTCCACCTAACCAAAATCCTTCTGTTGCATTTTTATTTGCAAGTGCTACCAATCCCATTGTTCCAATTTCTGGTGTTGGTACTATAAATCCGGAACTAGTTTGGGAATCTTCAAAATTCTTAATATCTGTCCCTACATAATTTCTATCCTTAGAACTAATGTACGGATACAGTTGTCTAACAGTGATAGCATCAGACCCACTGTATTGTTTTCCTAAAAGTTTTACCTTAAAAGTATCTAAACCACCAACTTCTTTAACCTGTCCCATAACCAATAAATCAAAAATTGCATCATGCATTTCATTATGATACTTGGTCGGCGTGGGCCTTAAAGATTTATGATGTTTAGCAAATACTCCACCTCTACCGTGCATTATGTTATAATTCCTTGTGTATTATCTGTAACATTCTTTACCTTTTGTAAACTAGATTGTACAGGTTGTGTGACTTTGTTAACAGAAGTACTAATAACATTATCAACAGGTACTCCGCCCAATGATGCTAATTCAGTTACACTGCTTACCGCTTCAGTAACTCCTTCTGGAACAAACTGACTTGCCGCAGATGTTACTTTAGATAAAGCATCTGCTGGACTTAAACTTGCTATATCACCAATTTTTTCTAATATACTAGATCCTTGTTTTTTCTCTTTTGAAATGTCTGTTGTTCCGTCACCTCTAGGATCTGGTTTTTCTGAAAACTTGCTTAATAGTGCCGCTACTCCCGCGGGACTGCTTGGAATGCTAAATCCTGTTGCTGATTGAACTGCACTTAACGCAAAACCAATTGGATCGCTTGCCGCTTGTTGTGCTGTAGCAATAGTGCTTTTTACTTTGTCAGCATTTGCCTTTGCTGTTGCAACCACATCGGCTCCTTTTGCGGCGGCTTTACTTCCCGATACAACACCTGATCCGACTGCGGTTGTTCCTGTTCCTTGTGCCGCACTAATTAAACTAGTTTTTGCGGATGCATTCGGAGGAACGGTTACAATAGTAGGCTTTTTGTGTTCATTTCTTTCGCTTTCGCCTGCTAGTTCTGTTTTTTTATTAACTTCTTGTATTGGAAATGACATTAGAATGATCCCTCCGTATCAGTTAAATTTACCTGTGGATCTGTATTACTAGCAACTTTTACATCGTCTTTTTCTTGATTAGGACGTCTTAATCCTAAAATTTGTTGAGTAAACGTTCCTTCATTAAATCTGTTTTCTATTCTTGCTACTTGATATAAACCGCTATACCCTGTTCCACTTTTTCTTTTTAATTCATACTGGCCAGTACCGGTGTTTTCGTCAAGTTCTTTTGCTGTTGGTATGTCTTCTGGATATCGTATATTGAATATAATATCAGGCTCTCTTGTAAATGTATTCATTTCGCCGGTGTTAAAAACCTCCGGGTCTTGAGATGTTACGTCAGGTCTATCAAGAATACCACTACCAATTATGTAAACAGGATCTCCTAGTATTTCTATTTCTGCTCTAATTAATGACTGTTCAGAGGGCGGATTATACAACATGTCCTGTAATGCAAGTGCGATATCCGCTCTGTTTTCCATTTGTGTTCTTCTATAACCAGGTTTAGTAACCATCTGCGAGGGCATGCCTCCGGCTTTACCCAAATGACCGCTAATTTTGTTGTTTATGTCGTTAATTGCTTTTTCGTACATGGTTCTAGGTGTGAACACATTCTTTTCGGGTTTGGCATTGGTTTGACTGCTAGATGATTCGTCTGTAGGAGGAACCATTAGCAGTGGAGTAAAAAATAAATTGTTGTATTTGATATTAAAACTCAAAACATCTAAATTTTTTCCAGTATAGATATAATTGTATTCTCTTACCGCAAGTTGTCTTCGCTTGTCTGTTGAAAAAACTATTTGTATTCCTGGAAACTTGCTGTAATGTATGTAATAAGGAGAAACAACAAAATGATATGTATAAGAAAAATCTTGTTTAGCAACGTCATAACCAAGTATTTCAGGATAGATATCTATTCTATACCAAGGAATTTCTTGAAATTCTACAATTTCGTCTAGCATTTCTTTTTTTGAAAATATTTCCATGTAGTCGCTATTGTTTATGATAAGATTAATAGCACTTTCTAGGTTAAGTCCTTTTTTAAACGTCCATGGACTTGCATTTTCCCCAAACAGTGTATAAGGTTTATTTCTAAGAGTTCCTACATTATTTTGAATTCCTTTGATTTGTGATTCAGCAGTCTTAATTGCGTTTGCTTGGACTAGTATTTCTATTTCCATCTCATTAATTTTAGACATTATTGTTGTTACTGTTGGCAAATCTGCTTGTTGCTGGCCTACATTAACAGCGGCTAAATCATCCATAGATGTTGGGTTTTCTTTAATTGCTTCTGCAATGTTTGTAAGTTCTGTGGTCTTTTTGGTCGTTTCTTCAAGTATCACGTCAGGCTTGGTTGATGTTTTAATATCAAGAGCACTTGATTTCTTTTCATCTAAAACTACTCCATAAATTTTTGCCTGAGCAACTAATGCTTCTCTTTGTGCTTCATATGTTGCCAAGGATGCCTCTATAACACTTTTAGCATCACTAATAATTTTTCTTTGTGCATCGAGTGCATCTTTTTGATCATCAACCGCCTCGTCAAACTCTTTGATTTTTAAACTTGGAGTTGGTAAAAATCCATCATTAAATTTTTTGGTTGCAAACTCATTGGTATAAAGTCCTCCTATTGTTCCAGGTTCTTTTTGTTTAGGATCTATAATTTTTGAAATCTTACCTTTCCAGGATTCATATCCTGTTCCGTTTTTTGTATTAAAACTTTTAGGATTCTTCCAATCTTTGGCAAACCATAAGCACCACTTATCTGGCTTAAATGCTGTAATTTCATACCCTGCATTTCCTGATTCTGCTAAACCCTTCTGTGCTTTTTCTTTTCTTTCTGCTAAAAATTCTTTTACACTTGTTCCTTTGTCTTTCAACGCCGTAATTGATTTTTCTATTTGTTCTTCGTGCTTTCGATTCTGCATTTCAAATAGATGATACAGAACACTTTCTACAGTTTCAGATTCTCGAGAAACACCTTCAACATCATCAACTAGGGTTTTTCTAATATTAGCACCTGACAAAGCATTGTAGGCAATAAATTCTGCTTCATAGGTTGCACCTGATTCTGTAACAGTCATATCACTTTTTGTAAACATGATAGGAATGTATCGTGTTGTTTTATCAGGAACTTCTGGTTGACCGTCTATATCTGAACCTGCTCTTCTTCCTACAAAAGAAATTACCAATAAAAACGGTGCTCTAATATAATTAGGATGTCCTGCAAAAGCCGCGCCTGCAAACAATTCTTCATATAATCCTGCTACACCATAAGGCTCAACAAATCTCATTTGACCTTTGGTTAAATTGCTAGTTCCTTGGCTGTTTATACCACAAAGTGTTTCAAAATTTAGAGCATCAATAAAAACATCCTTATCTCTGCCTTGCTTGAATCCACCTTCTTCGGTTCTACCATAGCCGCCACTACGTGCTACAACATAAAATCCTTTGTTTTCCTGACCATTAGTAAAAACTCTACCCTGATATGTTTCTGGTTTTTCAACTTGGTCTTTTGATAGTGCGACAAGTGCAATGTTATAATTGTAAATATTATAATCATGCAAACGGTTGTGTCTTCCTTTTACACCTTTATAAAAAGTTCCCCATGGATCAGGATCAGAACCTCCTGAAGGAATATCACCACTTAAATCAATACCTCTGTTTTGATTTTTAGCGTTCGGACGATCAAAATTAGTCGATTCTTTTGCCGCCATTATACTCCTCCGATAACGGATCTAATTGTGTCGATTGTAGGAATGTATATCTTTACGCCTGCAACAAAGTCAAAAATAGGATCTTCTAGCACACTTGGATTTCTAGATTTAAATACCCACCA